CCACGATGGCCGTGATGGTGGAGCCCTGCACGGACAGTTCGATGCGGGATCCGGGGAGTACGGCGCCTGGGGCGGACAGGCCGAGCACGGTGAGGCTCCCGGCGACGCGGCGGCCGATGTAGATGCCGCCATCCGCCTGGACGCGAGCCTGGTAGGCGTTCGTCGCCGCGCCGCTGTCCGACCGCGCGATGAGCCCCAACTGCTGCGCGCCCGTCGGCAGGACGTGGACGTCCATGACGACACGCTGGTTGGGCTGGGCGACATCCACGGTGGAGAGGGCGTCGAAGCCGTTCGTGCCGCCCGAGCGCGCGGCCCTGTTGTTGCGCACGCCGTTCTGCGACGCCGACCACGCGAGGATCGCCCCGCCGTCCGTCGATCCAAGCGAGGCCGCATTCGCGCGCGTGAACGAGTCGCTGGTCAGGACCACGGGGGCCGTCGTCGTCGACGCGGTCACCGTGGCGGAGGGCGTGCCCTGTCCGGCGACGTTCACCGCGATCACCTGAACGGAGTACGACGTGCCGGGCACCAGTCCGGAGAGGGTCAGCGTGAGCGCGGTGGTGTTGCCGACGTACTGGAAATCACCGGGGCTTGTGGACGACTTGATCTTGACGATGTATGCCACCGGGCCAGCCACCGCCGCCCACGAGACGGTGAAGCCCGTCTCAGCCAGGGCGGACACCGCCAGTCCGGTCACCTGCCCCGGTGGCAGCGTAGGCAGTTGCCCCGCGATGTAGCCAGCGCCCTTCAACTCGTTCCCGACGTACTGCCGGATCAGGCCATAGCCGACGCCGTTCGGGTGCGTGGTGTCAGAGCGCAGGCTCGGGGGGAGCACGTCGTTGGCGATGGCCTCCAGGTCGGATGACGTCGGGGTGATGCCCGCGAGCGCGAGGCCGTTGTCCACCAGCCACCGGAACGGGTTCCGGAAGCGGGCGCCGTACCGACGCGCAGCCTGCACGTTCAGGTCGTCCACGGTCGCCCGACCCGCGGTCCCCTTCCCCTGCGCGGTCGTCCAGGTGAGCCCGAAGATGAGACCGCGGGGCTCGCCGCGGCCGGTGGCCACCCGGTCGATGAGGTCGTTGTCCCGGATGGTGTCGCCGATGACACCGCCGGCGATCTCGTTGTTGCGTCCGGTCAGCCACCGCGTCTGGACCCAGTCGCGGTTGGCAGCGTACTGGGTGCAGTAGAACGGGGTGCCGGGTGGGGCCGCGACAGCCTCCCCGGGGGAGGTGCGTGTGAATGTGCCGGTGAGAGCGCGGTTGTTCCGGGAGAACGTGCCGTAGACCGGGCCGGACGGCGTGTCGAGGTAGCCGGGGTACGTGAAGAACAGGCTGTCGCTGTCGGTGCGGTACGTGGTCGTCGGCGACAGCGCGGTGACGTTCACCGCGCCAGACGCCGGGACCTGATTCCCTGCGAGAGTGAGGCCCACGGGCACGCCCGCGAGGAGCGCGATGTCCGTCGAGGCCCAGCCGCCCTTGCCTGCATTGATGGCAGGGATGCCGAGGTCTGCCCCGACACCGGACGGCCAGTTGGTGCCGCTGGACTCGGTCAGCGAGTCGCCGAATGCGATGTACGAGTCCGGACCGGGCGTGACGCCAGCCACTGCAGCGCCCGCCTCCTCGGCGTACTGCTCCGCTGCAGCAGCCGCGGAGGCGGCCGCATCCGCGGCTGCCTCCGCCTGCGCGAGAACCTCCTGCGCGCTGGGCACGTCGACCACTGGCAGGAACGTAGCCGGGTCCACATCGGGGAGATCCCCGAAGCCTACGGACTCGACGTCAGGGATCGTGGTGTAGCGCGTGACCGATCCCTGACGACTGTCCGGCATGATCCGCCAGCGCACGCAGTACGTGCCATCGGTCGGCTCGATCTCGATGGAGATCGCCGCGCCGCGGTTCAGGCGGCGCACAGCGGGCACGCCGAGGATGACCTGCTCGCCGTCGTAGACCGTGTATGCCTTGTCACCCGCCCATGGACGCACCTCGATGGAGCCGGAGACGTTCGCCCCGAGAATGTCCTCAGCGTCCAGCAGTACGGTCGTCATGCCGCGATCCTTCCGTGGTGGGTACGACTCCGGCGGGCCGCGAGTACGCGACCCGCCGGAGCGTGACTAGATGCCGAATCGTTATCAGGTGATGACGACGGAGGCCGACACCCAGTTGATGCCGTTCTGGCTGGCGCGCACGGTGTACGTGCCAGCGGTGTCGTAGGTGTGCGACGCCGCACCAGGCGCGACCACGTAGTCCCACTCCAGGTCGCCGAAGTCGTACCAGACGGGTCCGGACGACGCGGGCGAGACGGAGAAGGTGCGGGTGAAGCCCGTGCCCGTCGGCGTCACCGAAGTGAGCGCCGGGAGGGCGGGGTTCAGCACCGGGCGAGCGCCGACAACCTCGGTGGGCGGCGGAACCGTGACCACCATGATGCGCAGCGCCGCGGTGCGCGACACGGCCTGGAACAGCGCGCCGGCCGCGGGGGCCACGCCGGGCGTGATCTCCGTGACCGCGATCGCCGGCGAGGTGCCACCGGTGAACGAGCCGGTCGCCGTCATGGCCGTGATCGGCTGGGCCGCCAGCGCGCCGGTGAAGGTGAACGTGTACGGCGTGCCGGGGCCGGGGCCACCGCTCACCGTGATGTCGCCTGCACCGACGTTCGAGAGCGCCTCGAGCGCGGTCTGCACCGCGCCGAACGTGGCGTTGTACGCGATCGCCGCGGTGGTCTGGCCGTTGTACGTCAGGGTGAACGTGCCACCCGTCGGCGTGCCAGTGATCGTCGCGCGCTGCACCTCGTTGACGCCGCCCGAGCCGATCTCCACCGCGTACGGGCCGTTGCCCCAGAAGTTGCCCTCTCGGGTGCCGGCGCCGGTGATCGTGAAGTTGATCGCGTCGTTCGCGATCGTGATGTCGCCGACGATGCCACCCTGCACGCGCGGCATCAGCAGGTAGCCCCACTGGCCCTGCGCGTTCGGGTTGAGGCAGGCGTCGCCACCCTGGGCCCCGATCCACGACTCGAGCGCGAAGCCCTCCTCGTCGAGCGAGATCTGCGTGTCGGTCTCGATACCGACCACGCTGCCGAAGGCGTTGAAGACGAGCGTCTGCTTCGTGATGATCTCGAACATCTCGAAGTCCACGGCGCAGAAGTTGATCTCCACGTCGTAGCCCGCCAGCGTGGTGACGGATGCCTCATAGACGCACCGCTTGCCGGCGAAGTTCGGGACGTTGATCTCGTCCGTGTCGACCGTCCGGGGGGTGAACGTCGTGTCGACGATGCCCTCCGAGATGGCCTGGTTGTACTCGCCGTACACGACGCGGCCGCAGTTGTCGGTGCGGGTGACCCGCATCGACCGGCCGCGCACGAACGTCGGCTTCGATCCTGTGCGCGGCATGGATCAGTCCTCCTTGTTGTCGGGCTCGGCACCCTCGTCGGCGGATGCCTCCGGGGCGAGAACCTGGATCTTGTCGGATCCCTCGAGCGCGGCGATGATGTCGGCCTTCTTCGTCGCGCCACCCAGGTCGACCTTCGCCTTTTCGGCGGCGTCCTTGAGTTCGGGGACGGTGAGGTCTTCGAGCGAGGCGGCCTCGAGAACGATCGGCTCGCCCTCGTCGCCGTCGCTGACGATCTCGCCGTTGACCTGACCCTCGATGGTCGATGCGTCGGCCGTCTCGCCGCCCTCGTTGAGCGGGATCAGGTAGCCGTCGGTGACCGTGAGGACCACGTCGGCCTCCAGTCCACGTTCCTCCGCCAGCGCGAGCGCCTTGCGGGCGTTGTCGCGTGAACGGTCGGGGAGGAAGTCATATCCCTCCGGAATCACTGTGCGTGCCATCGCCTTAGTCCTTTCGTCGCCTGGCGTTGGGTTAGGGCGCCGTCACGTTGACGGCGTACCGGTAGTTGCAGTCCACACCGAGCGCGAACAGGCGCATGGTGATCGCCAGATCCACGTTCGACTGCAGATCCGGGGCCTGCCGAGACAGGTACGGACCCGCGTACACGGCGGGCATGCCGATGATCGCGATCAGGTCGGGCTCGTCGGCCGCGACGACGGTGCCGGTCGCGATGACCGGCGTGCCGAGCCCGGTGACGAGCACGCCGTCCCGCACCGTGAGCACGCCCGCGCCGTAGGCAGCCTCGGCCGCCTGGCGGGACATGACCAGCACTGGCAGGCCGACGTAGTTCACGTCCGCGTGCTCCTCCGCGACACCGATGGCCGCGGCCACCGTGGTCGCCGAGCCCGGCGTCGGCGCGTCGCCCGCCCAGTCGGCGAGCACCGCCTCGACCGCACGGTCTTCCAGGCCCTCGAACTTCCGGCGCGACTGCGACTCGTACGACTCGTCCTGGTCGCCGCCGATGAAGCACTCGACGCCCGTGTACCGCGCGAACGGCTGGCCGATGGTGTTGAAGATCGTGACGCCCGTGCCGGCAAGCGATGAAGCCGGCACGCCGGGCGTGATCGTGGTGACGGCCGCCGCCGGCGTCGTGCCGCCCGTGAGGGATGCCGCCACGGTCATCTGCGGGATGTCCCGGTCGCCCAGGTCGGGGCCGGTGAAGGTGATGGTGACGAACGCACCCGGGAGCGGACCGCCCGTCACGGCGAGGTCGCCTGCTTCGATGCTCGGCAGCGCGATCAGCGCCGCCTGCACCTGCGCCGCGGTGGCGTTGTAGGCGATCGCGGCCGTGGTCTCGCCGAGTAGCGTCAGCGTGAAGGTGCCCCCGGTGGGAGCACCCGTGATGGTGAGGCGCTGGACCTCATTGACGCCGTCGTCCGCGACGTAGCAGCCAGCCGCCGTCGAGGCGAGCGAGGTGCCGCACGTGGCGTCTTCCCACGCCAGATCGGTGAGCCCCGCGACGACGCTGAGCCGCGGCTCGTCGACGAACGCGCCGACGACGTCCTTGATCCCGCCAGCCCGGGGACGCCGCTTCGGCGCCTGAACCTGCACAGCCATGGGGTTCTCCTCTCAGGGTTGTGCCCCCCGGCCCGCCCTATCAGGACGAGCCGGGGGGTCAGCGAGATCAGCCGACGGTCAGGCCAGCGCCGGTGTAGCCGATGGACGATGCGCCCGTCAGGCCCTCCGGGTTCAGCGCGACGGAGGTCTTGAGGCCGAAGCCACGGGTGTTGGCCACCGCGAAGCCCTCCTCCATGAATGCCGCCGTGTACTCGTTCTGCGTGAGCAGGTCGTGGTCGTAGACCGCGTCGAGGTTGATGACGTCGTGCACGAGGCGCGTGAACGCGCCTGCGGGCCACATCATGAACTCGAGGATCTGCGGCCAGGCCGTCCAGGCTGCCGTGCCACCGGCGGCGGTGACCGCGCTGGTGTTGAGCATCTGGTAGTCGTACACGTACTGGTTGCGGATGCCGCGCAGCGCGAACCAGCCGTCCACGTCCGCGTCGGTCACGCCGAACGGGTTCGCGAGGCCGAGGCGACGCGACAGTTCGGTGCGGAAGACGCCACGCGCCCAGTACGGGAACAGGCCCTCGACGGTCGCCTTCGGGTCCATGGCGAGCGTCTGACGGATCTGGTTGGCGCGGAGTTCCGCGGCCGCCAGGGTGTCCGCCAGGCCCGACTGGTTCCCGGCTGCGCCGACCGGTGCGAACGTGACGCCCGCGCCGATCAGGGTCGAGATCCGCGAGATGGTCGCGGCGCTCTTGCGGCGCTCGTGACCCGCGGCCAGCATCGACAGGACCATCCGCACCAGTTCGGGGTACGCGGCCTCGGTCAGCAGCGGCGCCGTGGCGCAGAAGCCGATCGCGTCCAGACGGACCTCCTGGAACGGCGGGCAGTCGAGCGCGAAGCAGGGCTTGGTGAAGGTGCCGGCCTCGGCCTGCGCCTCCGTCATGCTCCAGCCAGCGTCGACGTCGCCGAAGATGGTCATGAAGTCCGGGCCCTTGGTGAACGAGATGCCACCACGGCGGGCCGTGACCTCGGGGATGTCGATCGTGCCCGCGCCCGTGTGGTACGAGAACAGGTCGTAGATCGTCTCCGACGGGGCGCACCAGCCACCGGCTGCGGTGAGGGCCATCGCGCCGAACGAGCCGAAGCGCTTGGCCTCGTCACCGGCGGCCGCGATGATCTCCATCTGCTTCTCGAGCGACATCTCCCGGTCGACCGAGAACTCGCTCTCGTCGCGGATGATGCGGGCGACGCCCTTGCGGTTCGCGTTCTTCGTGAGTTCGCGGACCTGCGTCTTCCGACCCTTCGTGCCGAAGTGGTCGACACCACGCGCGCCGAACGATCCGGTCAGCGCGAGGAACGCGCCGGCAAGGTCGTCCACGGTCTTGATGACCTGGCCCTGGGTGTGGTCCGGGACGTTGGCCGCGGCCTTGACGACGGTCTGTCGCTTCGGCTGCTCCTGGTCCTTCGGGATGATCACCTCGGGGGCGCGGCGCGCGGCGCGGGCGACGGTGGCGCGGCGCTGGCCGGCCGATGCGAGCACCGGCTCCTGCTCCACGGCCTCAGCCTCGGCATCCACGACCTCGGCGTCGGCACCCTCGGGGGCCTCGTCCTCGGCGACGACCTCGTCGGCCTTCGCGAGACCGGCGATGCGCTCGCGGGCCGCGGCGAGACGTGCGTCCACCGCTTCCTGCTCGGCGACGATCGCACCGGCGCGCTCCTTGGCGCTGTCGACGAACGCGAGGACGGCCTCGATGTGCTCGAGAGCCTCGACGTCGAGGTCGCCGTCGCCGGCGCCCGTCTCCGTGAGGTAGCCCTGCGCCTCGGCGATGGACGCCTCGATCGACTCGAGGTCTGCGTCGTCCGCGATCTCCGGGATCTCGAACTTCTTCTTGTCAGCCATGATGCTGCCCTTCCTGGTAGCGGCTAGTAGGGGTGGTGAAAACGGTGATGGGCCCCGCTCAGATGGGGGCGAACCAGCGGCCTACGGCTACCTGGGGAACAACTTCTGGTCGAAGACTGCCATATGGACTGAGCAGATTGCAACACACGCGCGCGCGACACGCCGATATGATGGACAGAAGGTCGGACGCCGGATGGGTTCGCAGCCTCCTCAGTTCGCATTCATTCGCTATGCCCGAGGAGGCATCATGTTCGACAAGGTCCGCGCCCGGTTCTGGGTGCAGAAGACGACCAAGCAGGCGGTCTCGAAGGGCGCCGTGACGGTGCACGCCGAACTCGCGCCGGTGATCCGCGCGACGGGACAGCCGGGCTACGACCCGGAGGCCAACGTCGACTGGTCGAAGCACACCCCGTCCGGCTCGATCGCACTGACGATCTCGAACGAGGCTGCCGCCGCGATCTTCGAGGCGAACATCGGTCGCGATGTCGCGATCACGTTCGAGTTCATCGACCCGCCGACGCCCGCCGAGTAGCCGCTAGGCTGGCGGCCATGAACCTCTGGAACTGGCCTGTCTACCTCTGGTCCTGCATCACGCTCGTCGGCATTCGCCGCTGCGTCTGAGCACCTGAACGCACGAAGGCCCCGGATCTGACCATGTCCGGGGCCTTCGTGTTGCGACGAGGTGGGGCTCAGATGGGGCGCACGGTCCCGCCCAGCCGGGAGGCTGCCTGACGCGCCTCCATCTCCTTGTCGTACGTATCGCTGGTCTTCGCGCCGCTCGTGGTCGTATACGTGTGCACGTACTTCTTCACGCCGCCCGCCTTGTTCTTGCCGCAGGAGCACGCCATGATCAGAGCCTTCCGATTCGGGTCCGCGCGTCCAGCACGCGCAGTTGGTGGATGCGCTCGCGCGCGGCCGCCTGCCGCACGCGGAACTCGGTGATGCGGAGCACCTCGACGGCGAGCCGCTGCACGAACTGCTCGTGCGACTCGCCCTCGTCCTGCGAGGTGAACTCCTCGTCGTCGATCGGGACCGCGCCGATGCCGATGGCGGCCGTCTGCATGCCGCCCTCGAGTCCTTCGAGCGCCGCGGATGCCGCAAGTTGGAAGCCCTCGGTGTTGACCACCACAAGCCCCACCATCTCGAGGTCGCCGTAGCGGCCCGACCAGTTCCGCCAGTCGCCGGAGACGCGGCGGATCGCCAGCATCGCGTCGATGTCGTCGTCCGTCACCCACGGCGCCAGCACGCCGGAGTACCAGATCCCGTACGCGTTCTCGCCGATGTTGATGTACGCCTTCACGGCATCCGTCTGGTCGTAGTGCGCCGTCGCGGACGCCGCCGACACGCGGTCGCCGGCGTGGCCGATGCCCATCGTCAGCAGGCCGACCGACTGCTCGCCCGCGGTCGTCGAGACGACACCCTTGCGGAAGTACGAGTAGTTCGACAGGGACTTCGGCGGCTCCTGGCACATGCCCTGGATGCCGATGTGGCAGGTGCCCCACTGGGCCGCGTAGCCGTAGACCCGGCGCGTCTCGCGGTCGATCCGCATCGCGAACGCGCGCGGCTCGTCGGGCTCTGCGAACAGTGCCGCATCGAACTCGCGGCTCGCCGACGCGACCAGGCGCACGGCGGGCGCGGGCTCGCCCGTGATCTTGCCGGCGGCGATGAGGCCCTGGCGCACCGAGTGCGCGTCGTGCTGGCCCGGCCAGATGCCGATGGCCTCCTTGTGCATGTTCGCGCACAGGCCGCTCAGCCAGTCCGGGTTCTGCACGTACTTCGCGAGTTGCGTGCGGCAGCGGTAGAAGTCGCCGCCCTGGCCCCACCGGATCTTGGCCGCGCCCTTGCCGCGCACCCAGTACCGGCGGATGCGGGCGGTGGCGAGCGGGTGCGTGATCCAGCCCGGCCCGTCCTTCGTGCCGGGCGCGAAGCCCTGCGCCTCTGCCATGAGCGCGCCGACGTCGCCGATGTTGCGCAGCGCGCCGAGCGGGATGACGTACTCCGGCCCCTCCTCGCCGACGAGCACGCGGGTGCCGCCGCCCTCGACGAACCCGCCGGTCGCGATCAGCGCGGGCTGATCCTCGCAGCCGCAATCCTCGAGGATCTTGGCGGCGGCGGCGAGAACCTCGGCGTCGGCGTCCTCCATGAACTCGTGGCCGAGTCCCACGTACGCCTCCATGAAGGCGGGGATCGGCACCTGGGTCACGCCGGAGATCCGTGTCTTCGAGTACCACGTCGTCGGGCGCTTGCCGGCGTCGGACGGGACGTACTCGGGCTCGATGAACTCGCCGTCCTCGCCGATGAACTCGGAGACGTCGACCTCCATCGAGTCGGCGTCGATCGACAGGCCCGTGCCCGAGCCGTCGATGATGGCGTCCAGCGCCGCGGCCGCGTACGGCTTCGACATGATGAGCACGCCCGTGAAGCGGTACATGCCGTCGGTGTGCAGCCAGGCGTTGTCGATCCGGCCGACGGTCGCGACCTCGGAGGTCTGGTTGCCGCCGTGCGATGAGACGTACTCGTAGCGGTAGGGCAGCGGGAGCGGCCGGTGCGACAGCGCGCCCTCGCGGAAGCCGCGGGCGTCGCCGGTCTCGATCCCCTCGGGCGCGAGCACGCCGTGGATCGGGATCTCCTCGATGATCTCGTCGTCGTCCTCGAGCGGCTCCTCGCCGTCCAGTTCGACGTCCTCGATGTCCACTTCGGGGTCGCTGGTGTCCGCTGCGGCCGTGATGGTGTCGCTCACGGTGCCTCCCATGGGGTATTCGTAGTGCTCGCCGCCCAGCCAGAGGCCGATCCGGTCGAAGGTGACCTCATCGGCATCGTACTCGCCGCGCGCCGGGCGCTCGGGATAGCCGAGCGTGACGTGCGGGGTCCACTCGGGGAACTGCTCTGCAGCGTCGTATGCCGCCTTGATGGGCTCGTTGACCAGCATCCCGTCCCGCAGGGCCGTGAGCGAGTCGGTCGCTTCGAGGAAGACGACGTCGGCCTCGTCGTCGCCGAGTGTCCCACGCTGGGACACCGGGACCACCACGGGGCCGTCGAGATCCTGCGCATACAGGCGCACCGCCTGCTCGAGTTCTTCGACGTCGACCAGCAGATCAGCAACCTCGCCGAACCAGATCGTCGTCACGTGGGCGGGCTCGCTCGATGCCGCGACGACAGGGTCGTCCTTCGCGGGCAGCAGCACCACGAGCGCGCCCGTGTACGGCGTGCCGTCCGGGTTTGCGACCGGCACCTCGTCGTCGGGCTGCTCGGCGAACGCGCCGTCCTGCCCGTTCATGGCGAACGTGTTCGCGCTCATCGTCTCCCCTTCCCGGGACGCCGGCTGCACCACGCAGCGGCACTCGATCCAGACCTTCGGCGGGCCCACCGGCGCGCCCGGGTACGGCATCCGCGTTCCGGCGACGTCGAAGGTCGAGCCGATCGGCACCACCTGGCCGTCGAGCGGCTGGTGGATCTCGCGCACGTCGGCGTCGTCCATCGTCGCCCAGCGCTTGTGCCGGATGCCGCGGCCGTACGCGCCCGACGTCGTGCCCGCGTTGATCGCGTACGTCGACAGCCACCGCGTGATGCGCCCGGTCTGGCCCTCCGTCACGTCGCCGGTCGGCTGCGTGGTCTTCGACAGTGTCTCGGCCAGCCCCTCGCGGAAGCGCACGAGCGCGCGGTCGAAACTGCGGCCGGGCGACTCCGCCTGGTAGTGCTCGATCCAGATCTGTGACGCCGTCTCGATGACGCCGGCGTACCAGCGATCATTGCCGGCGAGGTACGCGGTGAGCCCGGCGTGCACCACCGGGTCCAGACGCTCGTCGGCGGCCAGCAGGGAATCCCGCCGCGCCGCCGCGAACGCCTCGGCCCTCATGCTGCCTGGTCCCCGAGTTCGAGCATCAGGTGCCGCGCCAGCGACGCGCGCGTCATCGGCTTCTGCGCGCGCAGCAGGAACAGCGTGTACTGGTGCAGGGCGTTCTCCAGGTGCGCGGCGCGGATGCCCGGGTACTCGAAGCGATCCAGTGCGGTCCAGGCGTCCTCGAGTAGGCCCTCGCACTCGGCGTAGTCCATCTCCGGCACCGACAGGTAGAGATCGGCCGCGGCGCCCCCGAAGTTACGGCCGATCTTGTTCTTGAGCCGGTTGCCGGCGCGCTCGAGCGCGCGGTGCACGTGCGCCTCACAGGCCAGCACCAGCGGGTCGATGATGACCGGCAGGTGCGCGGCCGCGTTCAGGCCGCGCGGGACGCCCGCCTCGGACTCCTCCTCGTCGGGGATGTCCTGCGACGGGTGCTCCTCGAGCGAGCGCGTCTCCAGCGGACCGCGCGCCTCGTCGTCGCCGGACGGCATGCCCTTCACGCCCAACTGCTCGAGCGCCTCGGCCAGTTGCGCCGGGGTGGCGGAGGTCTTCTCGGCCACCTTCATGAGGAAGAACATGATCCGCTCCGCCTCTTCGGGGCGGTCAGTGTCCGGGTCGAAGCCGTTCTCGCGCAGCAGCGTCTCGATGGAGATCGCACCGCGGTCCCACAGTTCGAGCGCTTCCTTCGACCGGTTCGGCCGCAGGCGCAGTTCGGAGGTGTCGGCCTCGAACGTGTAGTTCTGCCAGTCCTCGACGCCCATGTCTTCGAGGTACGGCTGCAGGTAGCCCGTGGTGAGCGCGTTGACGATGATCTCGGCCAGCGGCTCGGTGTGGCTCTTGATGGCGGCCTCTTCGACCGACCATGCGCCCCAGTGGTTGATCTCGCCGGTGCCGGTGAGCACCTCGGGCGGCATGTCCATGCCGACGCCGATGCGGCGGATCGCCTCGTCGCGCAGATCCTTCGCGTGCTCGTCGAAGCCGGACCAGAACTCGGTCTTCTGGATCTTCTCGAGGTGCTCGCCCGGCGCGGCGATCACGAACGGCACGTTGGCGGACGCCGACGAGCGGTCGCCGATGGCGATCGAGGCGATGCGCACGAGCCGCTGCGTCACGGCGCCGGCGGCGTTGAGTTGCATGGAGGTCTCGTCGGGGTTCTCGCCCGTTGAGTCTTCCTCGGTAACCGGCATGGCCGGGAGTTCGATCTCCTGCGGGATCCACAGGATGCCGGACGACGTCAGGCGGGATGAGCCCTGCGCGGCGACGACCTGCGTCAGCATGACGACCTCGGCGAGGACGGGCATCAGCGCGCGACTGGGCGAGTCGGCCTCGCTCGAGCGCCGCGGGTGCACGCGCCACATCCGGATCGCGACAGCCTCGTCGGGCAGTTCCTCCTGCTCGACCAGGATGGTCTCGCCGTTCTTGGAGACCTCGACGCTCGCGATGACCGCCCAGTCGTCCTGGTGCGTCTTCGGGTCCGGCTTGCCGACGACGTAGCCCTCGCCGCAGACGGTGAAGTTCACGCCGAGCAGGCGCATCATCTCGGCCTGACCCTCGGGGCCGCCGAACAGCGATGCCTCGGCGTCGAGCGCCTCCTGGTTCGTCGTCGGCTTGCCCTTGTAGCGGACGACGATCTTCACCTTCGACATCTGGTTGCCGACCCACGAGCACGCGAAGCGGAACTCCGGCACGGTGTCGTAGAAGTCCCAGAGGTCGTTCTGATACTCGATCGACCGGGTGCGCCGGCCAGCCTTGTTGATCGACTGGGCGCCGGGCCCATTTTCGTAGACCTTGGCGGCCGCGGTGAGCGACGGGGACGCCTTGCGGGCCTTCACCACCTCACTGCGGAAGGTCGGTCCACCGGTCCTCGGCATCTGCTACCCCTTCACGGCGCGGTCGAGATGGGCCTCCGGCCCCCTGGTCAGGATCATAGCGCTCAGATTCTCAGTCAGCGGGACCCGACGCGATCTCGTCGTACACGTCCCACATCGGATCGAGCCAGTCGCTCGACCCAGGGTGGGACGGTCGGCGCAGCGTCGGCGCGAGGATGAGCAGGATCGCCGCGATGCTGATCGCGGTGAGCATGAATGCGCGCCTCATCTCGCCACCCCCGAGTTGCCGGCGGGCCCCTTCGGCCCCACGGTCGGCGGCTTCATCGCCGGCATGATCGGCACGCCGCGCACGTCACGCGGGATGTCGCGGTCGTCGCGCCGCCACAGGATGTAGTTCCGGGCGTACACAGCGGCGTAGACGGCGGCGCTCAGGATGAAGCCGTACTGCACGGTGACGAGCGCGTACACGACCCAGAGACCCTGCGCGCCGAGGCCGATCAGCCAGCCGACCTTCCGCTTCGAGCCCGCCAGCAGCAGTCCGAGGATGCCGACCGCGGCCAGCAGGATGGACCACCAGAGCGGGGTCACTCGTCCTCCTCCTTGGCTGCAGCGCGCTCGGGCTCGTCGTAAGCCACGATGATCGACGCGACGTAGGAGAGCGCCAGCCAGCCCCAGAAGATCCACCAGGCCCAGAGGATCCACGGCACCAGCAGGCCGAGCAGGAACCACCCGATGACGATGACCATCACCCATGGCGTGAAGCACCAGAAGCAGAAGAACAGGATGCCCCAGTCCTCGTGGTTGTGGCGGATCACCCAGTCGGACCACTTCTGGCGCACCCACGCGGACGGCGGGTACGAGTCGTGCGTCACGACGCGCGCGAGTCGGCCGGCACCCAGCACCGCCACCGCGATCGCGAGCACCCACCACCACACGCCCACGGCTTCGATCAGTTCGTTCATCGGACCCCCCTCTTGGCTTGCTTCCTGGAGAACAGGGACCCCGGCCCCTGGTACGGCTTCGGGCCGATCGAGCCGGCACGCGTCGGGTCACCCATCTGCATCGGGCCCCCACCCTTCGTCAGCGCCGACACGATCCACACCCAGGCGTCGAGCCGGTTCGGCGACTTCCCCTCACCGGGGATCCACGACACCATCTCAGACTCGAGTTTCGCCAGGCGGCCGCCGCGCCGGTGACGCGCCTTGTGCTGCTCGTACTTAGCCGCCACCGGTTCCGCGCGCACGCGCTTCGACTCGGTCGCCTTCGCCTCGATGATGCGGCCCTCGAAGCCCTCGGCCTTGAGGACGGTGCGCACCATGTCGCCGCCGTAGTTGCGCTCCACGACGATGGCGTCGGCGCTGTACTTCTCGTAGGCGTTGATGGTCGCCCGCGCCCAGCCTGCCGGGGAGAACTTGCCGGTGAAGTCGTCGATGGCGTGCAGGATCTCGCCGCGCTTGCCGCCGACGATGATGCCGGTCTCGTCCGAGCGCTTGTTGTTCGAGCCTGCCGGGTCGACGCCGACCAGCACCCGGTCCAGCGCGACGTCCTCGAGGTCGAAGTAGAAGTCCTCCTCGGAGAACTGCTCGCTGGACCACAGCGCGCCCTCGCGGTCGTCGATGATCTCGCCGTAGATCTCCTGGCGACCGAGGTAGGTGCCCTCGTACTTGTCGAGGATCTGCTGGAAGTAGATGGGGGGCAGGTTCGCCCGGTTGTCGTAGGTCGAGCCCGCGACCACGCGTGTCGTCGGCGAGGCGACCAGGCCCTTGATGAACGGGCTCGGCAGCGGCGTCGTCGTGGCCAGCACGTGGGGACGGACGCCCGCGCGCAGCGCGAACATCATCATGTCCCAGACCGCCTGCGGATCCGACCAGAACGCGGGCTCGTCACCCCAGACAAAGCCGAGGTTCGAGCCACGGATGCGCTCCGGTTCCTCGGCCGTGAACAGCGTCGCGACGGCGCCGTTCTTGAACGTGAAGCGCTGCTTCGACGGCTCGTACATCCCGGGCATGTACTCGCCGCGCGCCTCGCACGCCTTGATGAGGCCCGACTTGCCCTCGATCATGACGTTGCGGAGCGTGGGGCCGGTCGGCCCGATGAGGCCGATCTCGGCGATCTTCTTCGAGACCGTGCAGGTGTACTCGGACCCCGTCTTCGACTTCCCCGAGCCTCGGCCGGCCAGCAGCAGCCACACGATCCAGTCGGTGCCGAGCGGCGGGTACTGCGAGCCGCGGTGGTCCTCGCGCTTCGAGCCGCGGGCGTGGTGGTAGTCGATCGTGCCGTGCGGCATGCCGTCGCACTCGCGGTCGCCGCAGTACCAGACGTGCTTCTTCGTGTTGAAGCGCAGATCGAGCCGCTTGGCGAGTTCCTTCCGGGCTGGCGGTGCCAGTCGGCGCACGTACGCCTGCAGTTCGGCCGGATCCTCGGGGATCGCGCCGTGCTTCGCGACGAAATCACGCATGTCACTCACGCTGCGGTGCCTCCTTGACCAGTGCGGCGATCTCCCACGGCCCGAACAGCGCGCCGTCGACGTCCTCGACCGGGAATCCGGTGTCGCGGGTCACGCGAGGGTCGCGCGTGAGCGCGTCAGAGAGCGGCAGGCCCAGGTCGAAGCACGCAAAGGCGTACGCGGCGCGCCGGATGTACGCCGGGAGGCTCAGTCGGCGCGCTTTGGCCGCCTCGATGACGATTCCGGCGGCCGAGCGGCGCATGTCGACCGTCGCGACGATGGTGTTGGGCGGATCTCCACCGGATTTCGTCGGTAGGGCCGCGATCCGAGCCTTGATGGCGGCGTTCGGGTCGATCTGGCGGGGCTTACGCGTCGGCATCGGGGTCTTCCTCCCCGGTCGGCGGCTCCGGGATGACCTCGAGTTCGAGTACGTCGGCCTCGACCACGTCCTCGAAGCCCGCGGCGGCCGCGATGCGGTCCACGAGCATCTCCATCGCCTCGACGTCGGGCGTGATCTCCACCTTCGTCGGCGATTTGGCACCCACGATGGTCGCCCAGTTCATCAGGTCGACGCCGGCGGCGGTGTGCCAGGACAGTTGGCGGTCGTTGACGACCTTCGTCTCGACGCCATCCTCGTTCGTGACGACCAGGAACGACGCGGCGGCCATCTGCGTGGACAGTTTCAGCCGCGCTTCGGCGCGCGCGGCCGCGATCAGGCGCAGCGTCTCGTACTCGTCCATCGAGTGGGTGAGCGCGAGCACGCGCTCGACCTCCCGCTTCGCCGCGCGGGCGTCCGGGTACTCCAGGATCTCGGCGATCTCCTGGTACGTGTAGTTGTCGACCTTGAGGTTGGCGGCCGCGCGCGCCCGGTCGGAGATACCGGCGCGCTCGCGCCCGGGGACGAGGTCGAGTTCGCGCTTCGGCGGCTCCGGGATCTTCTCGTCCTTCGGTCCGTCTTCGTCCTCGTCCCAGGGGTGGGTGCCCATCCGGTTGCGGCCCTTCTTGTTGCCCTTGATCGCGTTGCGGAGACCCTGCCGCCCGGCCTCCGTGGTCGGTGAGAACGCCCCGAGGTCCAGGACCAGCGGGTCGCGGGGCTCGTCGCGCTCTGTCACTTCCGTCGATTCTTCTCTGCGACGGCGGCGCGGACGTAATCGGAGCGGCTCATCGCGCCGCGCTTGGCGTCCATGGCCTTGGTCGCCTTGCTGGTGAAGCGCACGCACACGGTCGCGTCGCGCGCCTCATCCTCTACCGGCTTCGCTCCCCTAGGCATGCGAGCAATGTATCACGGTGGTCAGTGCCGCCGTGCGTCGCGGCGGCCGCGCTTGCCGTACACGCGGTGCGGGTAGTAGCCGTTGAGTGCGCGCCAGCATGCGCCGACGAGCCAGATGAAGCCCCACGCGCACGCGATGCTGAACGCGATCGCCACGATTCCGAGGACCCACATCAGGCCGATGACGACAGCACCGAGTAGCCAGTCCATGATCTGCCCTACTGTCCCAGCCTGGGACGGATGGTGATGACCGGCGCGATCCGCACGAAGCGGTCGTTCCCGTCACCTTCGCTGTAGACGTCGACGGCGACCAGCCTGCCGTCCAGGACCCACACTGCCAGCCACTCGTCCGCGTGCAGGTCAGCACGCCACGCAGACCCGTCGTCCTCGCGCGCGATCTCGAACGTCAGCGTCGGGCCCGACCTGCCGCGATGGTTGGATGCCTCCGCGTGGTAGTTCGCGTGCGTGACGTCGGCGCCGATCTCGTCGACCAGGACGCCCAGCGCCGCGGCGACGCCGTTCGCCGACGAGTGCCGGCCGTCCCACTGGATCACGTTGATGGTCGGCTGCACCGCGCGCAGCATCGGCAGTTCAGCGATCTCGTTCAACGGGGCACCCACTCTCCACCCAGGCGTCGTACGAGCCCTGCGACGGGAACCGGAAGATGTGCGCGTCCGGCACGTTGGTGTCCAGCCGTATCTCGGTGCGCTGCTCGGCGACGTAGCGCGGATCCTCGTACCGGTCCATCTGGTCGAGACTGATGATCAGGTCGTGCTCGATCACCGCGATACCGGGGCGACGCGGATCGGCCAGTGCCTCCATGAGGACCATCTCGAGCCGCTCGTTCTCAGCCTTCGCGATCGCATTCACGATGTCCACGATCGACTGACTCGGCGCGAGCCAGAGGGTCGACTGCGTGGGCAGCGGTGCGGGCTCGAACTTCGCTGGCTGTGGATCCCAGGCGTGCGGATCAGGTGTCGATGTCATCCTCGGGCTCCTTTCTGTGGGCGTCGCGCTGATGGGTGGCGAGGATCTGTCGGCGGCGTTCCGTCGGCGTGGAGCGGGGGACCATCCGGGACCAGCCGCAGGGGCAGGAGAGGATCCAGACCTTGTCGCTCACAGCGGAAGCACCGCCTTGAGGATGGTGCCGACGGCGACGCCGACCAGGGCCGCCAGACCCCAGCCGAGCATCGCCAGCCGCATCGAGACGCGCTCGCTCTTGCCGCTCATCCGATCAGCCTCTTGATCGCACGGCGCAGGCGGCGGTTCTTCCGCTCGAGTTCGCGCTCGCGGCCGCGCGCGCGCGTCAGATCCTCGCGCAGTTGCTCCACCTCGCGGACGAGGTCTTTCTTCTTCCACTGGGCCAGCGGCTTCGGCGTCGTGAACGAGATGCCGCCGCGCTGTACAGCCACGTCGGGCAGGAGCAGCGGGAAGATGGCGTCGCTCGGCGAGCACCACCCGCCCCCAGCGATGAGCGGAAGGGGCTCGTCCGGCACGGTCGGGTCGTCGACGAGGTTCGTGTCGATCGCGGGCTCGTCGTTGTCGTGGTCGATCATCTGATTTCTCCCGTGTCTTTGTCGACGCCGCGCTGCCAGATCGGCTCGGGCCACTTGTCGGCCTCGGCGTTCCATGAGTCGAAGTCCCCCGACCAGGACAGCCAGGGGTTGATGTGATGCACGCCCGGGCGCTCGGTGTGCAGCAGGTGCCGATCGCGCAGCACCTTCGTGATCTTGGAGACGTTCGCGGCGTGGATGCCGGTCTTGTGCGCCACCTCCGCCAGCGAGACGCGGGCCTCGTTGCCGCCCTTCTCGGGCACGTGCTTGACGATCATCCACAGCACGCGACTCTCCAGGCCGGACAGTTCGAGCCGAGTGAGCACGCCGATGTCGACGAGGCTCACGTGGTCCCTCCATCCCTTCTTGCGCTTGCGCCGCCTCGGGACGTCCATGAGGACGCGCTGCCCCGTCTCCTCGACGACGCCCCGGAAGCGGGCAAGCGATGTGACATTGTCTTCGCCGCCGCTCACGCCTCGTCGCCGGCGCTCTGCCGACCGGGCTTGGCGAACTCCTCGAGCGTCGAGCGTCCCCGGGCCTGCTCCACCTTGTCCTCCATCACGCCGACGGCATCCTGGTTCGCGAGCAGGGCCATCTCGGTGGCGCTGAGCATCTCGAACGCCTGGTACTCGACCTTCCAGCCGTCGCCCCACGGGCTGATGGTGAGCGAGTCGGCGACCACCTTCTGGCCGTCGAGGTTCAGCATCTCCATCAGCCGCGTCGCGCGGTCACGGTTCACAGGCATGGTCAGTTCCCTCCGATGAAGTGCTGGTTGATGAGACCGCGGGGCGAGAAGGTCGCGAGCGTGGCGTGCACCTGCGCGGCCGCGAGCGTCTGGCCATGCACGAAGAGGTTGATCCGCAACTGCTCCACCTCGGCGGGGTCGTCGAAGGGGATGACCACCCCGCCCATCTTGTCGGCCTCGGCGCGGGCGTGATTCATCAGGCGCTCGGCCTCGGCGTAGTGCTCGGCCGGCTTCATGGTCCTTGTCGCCGCAGGCGACTCGATACTGGTGCCATCGGCGCCGAGCGGTCGCTGCCGGTCGATCTCGTCGATGATGCGCTGCACGCGGTCGATGTCGGTCTGCTGCCCGTAGCCGTTGAGGCCGAGAGCACCCTGCGCCAGGCACAGCGTCTCGCGCAGCATCTTGAGGGTGTCGCGCTCGTCGTCGAGGTGCAACGTGGTCATCAGCGGTCTCCCTGGATGGCGATGGCTTCGGCTCCCTCGGGCAGCACGAGGATGCCGTGCGGGAACAGGTCGCGGATCTGACTGAGCGCGTCGGCGACGACCTTCACGTCCCCGGCCGGCACCTTGACGAAGTGCGGCATCGCGCTCGCTTCGCTCTGGTCGGAGTGCTGCGTGACGAGCAGGAGGTCGTCGGCGATTTCCCTGTTGCCGGGGGTGCCGGTGCTCGCAAGGAGTTCGGCGTACTCGCGGACACGCTGGCGCGCGTTGATGCGCTCGAGCCGGGTGGTGACGGTCATCAGCGGGGGTTCCCTTCGTGCTGGCAGGACGCGGTGTGCTCGCGCATCTGCTCGTGGAGGTCCCCGCCCCGGCCGAAGATGACCACGCCGCAGGCGTGTCGCGCCGTGTACGGGTGATCGGAGACGAAGTGGAGGTCGTCGATGCTGGGAAGGGGAATGACTTCTGTCATACGCTGGAGACTACCAGAGAAGTGCTGTAACGGGTTATAACTAGTGCGGTAACAGGTTGCTGACTGGTCCTGTAACCGGTGATAAGTCGAATATCTTTGACATTGCCCTGGTCAGGGCCCTATTCACCCCCCAGATGGGCATATCTCTCTCTGTCTGTCCTGTCCCCCTTCACTTCACCCCGCTGGGCGGTGAGATGAGGGAGGATGGACCCTTTTTCTGTATTACAGAGGAGCCCTTACCACTGTCATACACATAACCCCCCACCCCGCGCCCGGGTGGTGGCACGGATACCGTACCCGGGGGCGTCCCGCCTGCCGAACGACCCGGGTAGGGGTCCCTCAACAGGCGGGACTGAGCACGTCCCAGGGTGGGACGCTGGGCGTTACTTGCCCGCCTTGACCGTGGAGCGCTTGCGCGCGGGACGGCTGACGGCCTCCGGTGCGACCTCGTCGTCACCCTCCGCCGCGTGTGCGTCGGCGCTCTGCTCCGCCCGCTCTGCCAGCGTGGCGATCAGTGCGGCGATGTCGGCGTCCGCGTAGAACCCCTTGACGGCGGTCCGCTTGACGGCTTCCGTGAGAAGCGACGTCAGCGTGTACGCGCCGAGTTCGCGGCTGACGTCGGCGTCGGTGCGGCTGGCCTTGACGGGCGTCACGTCGGCGTCGGTGTCCTCGCCGGTGCTCCGCTTCCCACCGTCGGCGGCCTCCCCGCCGACCTCACGCGCGGGCTTGCTGGTCAGCGCCTTGTGCTCTGCCGCGTTGAGTTCGCGACGCACGGCGTCGACGGCGGTGAATGCCGTGTCGCCGTCGACGGCCTTGCGTCCGAGTTCCGCCGCGCGTGCCACGTCGGACGCCTTGCCAGTCTGGGCGATCCGGTAGAGCGCCATCAGGATGGCGTCGGCGGAATCGCCGGTGTCCGGCCACTCGCCGCCGATGGCGTCGGCGACGTATCCCAGGCGCTCGATGGTTCCCTTGCCCGTGGGGAGGGTGCCCTGCCCCTGAACGCTCAGCACGGCGACGATTCCCCGGATGCTCAGGCCATCCGTGCGGAGGGTGCCGACGGTTGCGGCCGCCTTGCGAATGCGCGTCGGGGACGGCTCCAGAGCGGCGAGCGCCGAGTAGGCGGATGCCACGTGGCGACGCTGGCCAGCGGTCAGCGCGTCGAAAGCGGCGGAGGTAGTGGTGACGATTGCCTTGCCCATGATGTCGATCCTTTTCAGTCGGTGCCCGGCGGCCTTTCCGCCGAACTAGGTAACAGTCTTACGTATGCCTAGGCGTGTGTCAAGTCCGTCCGTCCCGCGCGTGTCGGACTGTCCCACGGTGGGACGGTACCTAGTGAGGCTAGGTAGGTAGCCGGCGTCCCGCGTGTGCGTCGCGCGCGTATCGCGCGGTTAGTAGGCAGGATCCGCAGCCCACGGCCAGCCGCGCGCGAGGGCTGCGGCACCCAATCAACGAGCCGTGTCCCAGCATGGGACGACCCTTGACCCTCGAACATAACTACGTTAGACTACTGCGTAGTTCATCACTGGATCGAAGGGATCCCCGAATGTCCGCTGCACGCCGCTCCACCTTCCAGCCGTCCCAGCATGGGACGGACCGTCCCCGCTGGGACTGGCCGCTCATCGCCGTATGCATCGCCGTGTTCGCCCTGATCCTCGGCGGGATGCTGATCCTCGGTGCTATCGCCCGGTCGACGGATGCCGACCTCAAAGCGCCCGCGCCCGGCATCACGGCCTGTCCCACTGAGGACAGCGACAACTGTTACTGGGATGCCGACACCATGGGCAACGGCATCGGGCAAGACTCGATCGTCCTGACCGACGGCGTCGCCGACGTCACCGCACCTCGGGAGGGTGAATAGACCACGTCGGACCGCGTCCCAGCATGGGACAGGACCCGCTGGGACAGGCTGCAGGCGTCAGCGCTCTGCCTCGCCGTCGCCACGCTCACCGGCAGCCCCGCCTGGGTGCTGCTGCTCATCATCGCCGGTGCGGAATGACCGCCACGGCCAGCCGTCGAGAGGGAAGCATGTCCATCAACGAAGATCGTCCCACCCTGGGACGCATCGCCGAGGCCGAGGATCGCACCGACTGGGTGACCGTCGCCAGTTGGCAGCGCACCGAGCCGACGGTGAACCGCGCGTCATCGGTCATCGCCTGCCCGGTGTGCTCGACGCCCGCCGGCGAGGACTGCCCCGGCATGGTCAACCACATCGGCCGCGGACTCGCAGCCGCCATCGAGAGGACACACTGATGGCTGTCAACGAAGATCGTCCCACCCTGGGACAAGCGCTCGCCGAGGCGTATCGGCAGCGACTCAGCGCCACGCTGGAGATGCGACGCGCTGCGACGAGACTCCTCGACGGGGTGATCACGCCCACGGAGTACGCCGTGCTGGAAGATGCCGCGTCGCACTGGCAGGAGCGCATCGAGCGGCTCGTCGCCAGCAACGCCCGGCACCTGCTGGAGTGGGCGCACCTGCGCGACGAGTGCCCGATCTGCACCGGAGAGGTGACGCTGTGAGCGCTGTCAATGAAGATCGCTGCTCGATCGACGACTCGGCGCCGGCCATGGTGCACGTCGGCATGGGCTACGTGTCGGCGGAGACCTACGCCCGCGGTGTCGCACGTCTCGAGGTCGAGCGTGCCGAGGAGCGCGAGCGACGGGACCGTCTGCACCGCAAGGCCGTGGCGAAGCGGCACAAGGCGAAGCGCGGCGGTCGACGCTGAGCACCACGGCCAGGGCGTAACTGTCCCGGTCCGTCAACGAACATATGAGCACGGGCGATTACGTAGTTGACTCTCGGCTCAGACCTACGTTACAGTTCTACCTAGTTCGGACAGCGAGAGGCGCTGTCAACAAACCGTCCCAGCCTGGGACAGAGAGGGGTCCAGCCATGGACGAGACGCTCATCGGCACACTGCCGAGCAAGCCCATGACCAACCAGCAGCGGCGAGTGCACAAGAACCTCGCCCGCGCCGAGAAGAACCTCATCGCGGTGCTCGATCTCGGCGCTCCCGTCGAGCGTGTCGAGCACGCCGAGGCGCAGTGCCGTCGGTGGCACCAGGCGTGGAAGCAGGCGTGCCGTGGCTGACCTCTCTCCCGACGTCGAGTTCCAGCCCGGCGACGCGGTCGTGCTGACCGGCGAGTCATGGCCGGCGGCCGACGACCTGTCCGAGACCGACGTGCCGCGCCGTGGCGACGTCGTCGTCATCCAGCAGGACCACTGGACCGCGTTCCCCGGCTATGCGATCGGCTCGTTCATCGGGTCCGACGGATACCGATGGGCGGTCTGGCCCGAGGCTGGCCACTCGTTCTCCGCCACCATCATCCACCGTCCCAGCCTGGGACAGAAAGGCAGGGCATCATGACCCGCACCATCACCGCCGACGAGTTCGTCGGCGCCGTCCGCGAGGTGCTCGCCGAACGGGGACCCGAGTACGTGTACCCGGTGAACAAGTCGTTCGCCGACTCGCAGTGCTCGTACTCCCGCGACGGCGGCACCACCGGCTCCTGCCTGTACGGCGTGGTCCTCATCGAGAAGTTCGGGCTGCCGTACATGGCCGAGTGGGAGGGCATGCCCATCCACCAGATCCTGCGCAACGGGCACTTCGCCCAGGCTCGGTTCGTCCTCGGCAACGAGCACATCATGGCAGCCACGTGGTCGCAGTCGTACCAGGACGACGAGATGCCGTACGGCCAGGTCGGCGAGAAGTTCGAGGCGATCCTCGACGGGGGTGACCCGCTCGCATGAGCCCTCTCGAGATCCGCTGCCCCGCATGCAACGCCGGCCCCGGCCAGAAGTGCAGCGCCCCGACCGACACCGGCCGACGCGACGTCGAGTGGGTGCACCACGCGCGGGAAGACGCTGCGTCCCAGGGTGGGACGGAAGCGCCCGTCGTCATCCCGGCCCTGCCCACGTCCGTCCGCAACGACTCGCTCAACGAGCCGATCGTCGGGCTGCAGCCGCACGACCCGGTGTGGTCGACCGATGCACTGCGTGCCGAGTTCGAGGTGCTCACGTTCCTCGCCCCGTTCGTCGAGGTGCGTCGCCGCAGTGACGGCGCGCTCGGCAGCATGCAGTTCCAGCCGTCGCCCCGCTACTACTTCGCATTCGTCTCGGAAGGCTGAGCCATGCCCACCAGCAAGGAAGAACTCACGCTGCACCCGTCCGCCCACGGCTACCTCGACGGGTTCCTCGGCCTCGACGTGCAGTCCAACGACGACGACTACCTCGCCGGCTACGAGCGCGGCGTCGGCTCCGCCGCACGGGGAGGTGAGTGAGATGTCCCAGCCTGGGACAGATCTCACCGGCCGCAAGGTGCGGCTGATCGGCAAGTCGTGGGACAACCTGGACGCCTACCCGAACCGCGGCGCGATCCGCACCATCGACCGGTGGTCTGACACCGACGAGAAGTGGTGGGCAGAGGATGCCTGCTCCATCCTTGAGGCGGACGGCAGCGATGCGTACTACGGGTACGAGGTCGAGTTGCTGCCGCCGCGGGAGCGGGTGCTGGTCTACGTCTTCGCCGACAGCGACCAGGCAGCGCTCGACTGGGTTGTGCCCGACCGGGACCCAGGCTCCGAGTCGTTCCTCCGCGGCCGCTTCAACACCGACCGATACGACGGCAACCACGAGCGGGGTGTGTTCGCCCGACTCCATGTCGCTGGCTACGCACCCGATGATGCAGGCCGCCGTCGAGTGGACGACCTCGTCACCCAGTTGGGTGACGAGATCCTTGCCGGCCGACTCGGCAAGATCATCGATCGTTACTGAGCAGATCGCTCAACGAACCGTCCCATCCTGGGACAGATTGGAGCCCGACCATGGGCAAGTTCAATAGCCCGCACGACGAGTACCTCTGGGAGGGCTCGGTCGTCAGCGGCGTGGTCACCGGCGACGGCGAGAGCGATGGCCCGCTCGGCTGGTTCGCTGCCGTCACGCTGCGACCCGGCGACTCGGCCGAAGAGGCGGCCGCGGCCGCGCACTACGGCACCATCTTCCTCATCCTGCACGAGGGGAACGAGGGCTTCGTCACCGTGCTGCCGTTCGACACCGAGTTCGCACGGGACCGACGCATCGTCGAGTTGCAGCAGGCGCTCGCGCTCATCGACGCCGGGATCTCCGACGTCGAGATCGTGCAGGCGATCACCGGCTACCGCCGGGCGCTGGCGTGGGATGCCGGCCATGACGACAAGGGTCTGTCGTGGACCGACGAGGCGCAGCGCCGGACCGCCGACGAGGTGACCGACTTCATGACCGAGAACGCCACCGACGTGCACACCTACATGCAGGTGGTCGGCGTCGGATGGGAGCAGGTGGGTGCGGACTTCGCGTTCTCCCGGCTGGAGTCCGAGGCATCCCGGCAGGGCGGGTTCGAGAAGAACGCCTATGGCGAGACGGTCGACGACCTGCTCGCCGCCGCCCGGCGCTACCCGAAGGTGGCGGTCAACATCACCACGAAGAACGAGATGGAGGTGCTGGACGCATGAGCAATCGCTACGAATGGCTGAGCGCGCGGTACACCGTGGTCACCGGCCACGCCCACCCGGGCGAGATCGAGAACGACGGCAACGAGAACGGCGCGGCCGCCATCCTCATCACATCCGAGGACGGCGACGGCCTGGTGATCGAGGGTCGCCCGGAAGATCTCGTCGACGTGGCGCGCCGCATCCTCGCCGTCGCCGAAGAGATCGTCGTCGATACCATGCGTGACCCCGCGCTCCGCTCGCTGTACGGCATCACCGCGCCCGGCCCGCTGGCCGAGCGACTGGTCGAGATCGACCCGGGCGCCGTCCTGTCCCAGCCTGGGACAGAGGGCGGATCGTGAGCGCCGACACCACCGTGCGGATGCGGTGGCGCAAGGTGATCGAGGTCACCTTCGAGGCGGAGGTGGCGGCGCTCGATGCCGCCGCCGCCGAGGATGACGCTGACGTGCTGGCCGCGTACGAGGACGACAACATGGCGGCCGAGTACGCGGTCACCGATCGGGAGGTGGTCACCGATGCCCCGTGAGGCAGGCGGCTGGCTCAAGGAGGATGCGCTCAAAACCGCCGGCATCGGCGAGGCGTGGGCGAAGGAGGTCGGCAGCAAGCAGCACGAGGTGACGCTGCGGCACGACCCGAGGCAGGGTGGCTACGTCACGCAGCACGTGATCCTCGACTTCGACACCACGTTCCGCGAGGTGCACGCCTGGCAGATGGGCAGCGACCTGCACGCTGCCCGGCGCCAGTTCCGCACCATCGTGCAAGGGCTCGGAGGGAAGGCGTGATCCGCCCCAGCCTCGTCTTCGGCTTCGTGTATGTCGTCCTGCTGTTCGCATACCTGCTGCTGTTCGAGCCGCAGATGTTCGATCGGTTCTGGTTCGCACTCGCGCGGACTTTCATCTTCGCTCTGATCGCCATCATCGTCGCTGCTTTTTACGACGCCATCAGGGGGAAGAGGGATTGACCCTCGGCTCCACCTAGGTTATAGTATTACCTAGTTCGCAAGACCCGGAGCATCCGCTCCACCGACACCGTCCCACCCTGGGACACCACGAAGGAGAACGCAATGTCCGCTGAGACACTCGAATGGCTGAACCTCAACTCGCTCATCGGCTTCACCGCCGAGCGCGGCAAGGCATGGCACTACCTGGAGGGGTACGACAACCACTTCGAGGGCGCCATCCCCGTCGACCGGGTCGAGTCGCTGCTCAACATCCCGCTCGTCGAGGGCCCGGTCACCACGCACATCGAACTCGGTGGCGAGACGATCTGGATCCGTGACGAGAACCGCAAGGCCATCGTCCGCACCGACACGCAGACCATCCTCGGCCTGTTCAAGAGCGGCTACCAGATCCACCAGTACGACGAGTGGCTGCGTCAGAACCTCGACCTCATCCTCGATGGCGGGCTGCAGTTCGGCTCGGCCATCCTCCTGCGTGGCGGTGCCGTCGCCGCGGTGCAGGTGGAACTGCCCGAGACCCGGGTCGCCGACGGCGGCAAGGGTGCCGAGCCGGTGAAGCACCGCCCGCACGTGACGGCGGCGACGTCGAGCGACGGCTCGATGGCCTCGACCTACATGCGAGGCACCCGGATCTGGGTGTGCGACAACACCCTGACCTACGCCCTCGGCGAGAAGGACGCACTCAAGGTGAAGGTGCGTCACTCGTCAAACTCGCTGGCCCGTGTCGGCGAGGTGCGCCGCTCGCTCGCCCTTGAGGTGGAGTCGGCCGGCGACGAGTTCGATGCGCTGGTTCGCGAACTCACCGAGCGCTACGTCACCGACCAGAAGTTCGGCGAGGTGGTCAAGGCGTACACCGGCGTGGACAAGGCGCCCGAGGGGCGGTCGAAGACCATCGCCACGAACAAGCAGGACGCCCTGCTCACGCTGTGGAAGGACGACGAGCGCGTCGCTCCGTGGAGGAACACCGCGTGGGGCGTGCTCGCCGCGTTCAACACGGCGGACCACCACATCTTCTCGCAGAAGGGCAACGTCGCGAAGCGTGCCGAGCGCAACGCGCTGCGGGAACTGTCCGGCGACCGCGAGCAGTACGACGGCAACGTGCTCCGCATGCTCGAGACCGTCTGACCACACCATGACCGGGTGGGGCGGGGATGCATACGTGCCCCGCTCCACCCACTGACCGTCCCAGCCTGGGACAGATGAAGGGACACCCGCTGATGCTGTTCATGAACGACTACGACATCCAGATGGCAGGCCGCGTGGCTCAGCGCGAGGAGTGGAAGGTGATGGCGGAAGCCGTCGCGATCCTCGATCGCCTCCGCGACTGGACCGATCAGAACTCGGATGGCTGGGCGTACTGGCCGCTGCCGTGCCGCGCCGCTCGCCAGTTGCAGGAGCGCATTCAGGACCAGGAGAAGAAGGCGCGTACCTCGTACCCTGCCGAGCAGTACGACATGACGTACAACGAGCGCGACGCTGCGCTGCGTCCGATCAAGGCGTTCCTCACTCGGCAGCGTGTGAGCGAGAGCGACCGCCGCTGGATCCTGGAAGGGGTTCAGTGATGCCGGGCCACAAGATCATGAGCGCGCAGACGTACCAGGCGCTCACCATGATGGACGGCGTCGTCACCTCGGCGGGGCCGTTCGTCTTTGTGAGCGACGGGGCGATCGGGGTGTTCCCGCGGTTCGTCGCACCGAACGGGACCATGATCTTCCTGCACGCCGTCGCCGCCGCTCACCCGCAGTACGAGAACGAAGGGACGTTCTGATCATGACGCCGCTCACCCGCAGAGCCACCACCACCTACCGCAAGGCGTCGCCCCAGCAGATCGACGCCGGCCACCGCTGGTACGAGGAGGCGCACCTGGTCGCCGCGTCCCAGGCTGGGACATACGACGTCACCATCGAGGTCGCCGCCGGCGTGCTATCGGCGCTCTCGCCCCGCATGGGGTGGGGCCCGAACGTGATGGTCGCCGAGCGCCTGCTCGCCAGTGGCGGCACGCTCAGCCGGGGTGCGCTGACCCGCTCGCTGGACCAGGCCCGTGCGATCTACGCCGGGGAGGATCCTGACCGGGTGCTGCGCGGCCTCAAGACCAACGCGTTCTACCACGCCATCATCACCGGCGGGGAGACCGGGACGCCGGTGATCGACCGCCACGCCTGGGACATGCTGACCGGTCAGCGTCAGGCGCCGCCGCCCACGAACCGGCAGTACCGGATCGCCGCGGCCACCATGACCCGGGCCGCCGAGATCCTCGGCGTGCCGGTGCATGCTGCTCAAGCAACGACGTGGCTCGTGCACCGCCGTCGCTTCTGGAACGAGGGCGCGTTCGACCTGGCCGCCCGCAAGCCCATGCTCGAGGGGGCGGCGACGTGGTGAGCCACATCGATGCCCTGCTCAACGTGACGGGGTACCTCGAGAACTGGGAGAAGGCGTACGAGGAGAGGCTCGCCGAGTCCGACACCTTCCATGTCGCCCTCACCCTCGCCGATGCTAAGGCGCTGGCCGACCTGCTGGCCGCGGCAGACCGGCCCGACCTCGCCGTCGCTCTCATCGAGCGATGGGCAGCGAACGACCCGGGCGCTGCGGCCGACGCGCCGTGGGTCTGGCGCTCATACATCGCCGACTACCGACAGATGGGACCGACGTGACCGTGCGCTTCGTCGACACCGACCCGCGTCCGCTGCGCCGGTTCGTCGTCACGTACACGTCGATGGTCATCGAGGCCACCGACGAGGAAGCAGCAATCGAGAGAGCCGGCGACTTCAAGGGCGGCGGCAACTGGGAAGCAGAGGAGATCCAGTTCTGATGGCAACCACATACAAGGCGGGGCATCGACCCCGCGTCCGAGTCGAGGGTCTGGCCACCGGCCGCGACACCGCCGTGCTCTGCTCGATCAACAGCAAGACCGCCTACTTCCGCTGCCGCTTCGTCGTCGGCGAGATGGCGTGCGAGGTGGAGAAGGTCGAGATCATTCGTCACGCCGACGGCACGCCGGTCCTCGAGACAGAGCAGTGGCCGCCGCTCACCCCATACGACACGGGCGAGCGTCTCGAACCCAGCGTGTGGGTGACGCCCGACCGACGCCGTCCGGAGGAGCACGAGCCGGACCGCTACGGCCGCGTCGACTTCAACAACGACGAGAACGCCACCGACGTCACCGTCTGGGTGGAGCGCGGCGAGAGCGGCGGAACCGTCATCAACATCGACGGCCACTCGGAGATCGAGCGAGTCGTGGTCAACGCGATGGACAATTCGGTCGCGCCGATCGTCGACCTCGGTGAGGACGAGTCTGCCGTCGAGTTCCGGGGGCAGACGCCGCGCGGCTTCGGCTACTCCGAGTTCCGGGACCGACAGGGGGTCGTGCTCGAGGTGCAGGAGTCCAGCATCGCGACCGAGCGCATGCTCTGGGTCGGCGCCAACGACAGCCGCGCGCACCTCACCGAGGATCAGGTGCACGTGATGCGTGACCTGCTCACCTACTGGCTGAACGGGATGTCCCAGCCTGGGACAGAGGGCGGTGAGTGATGGCGAAGTTCATCATCCAGAAGCGGGCCAATGCACACGAGATCTGGTACACCCCGGACGGCTTCGACCGAGAGGCGAAGGCGGGCCCACTCACCTCCGACAGTGTGGCGGAACTGCGAGAGACACTCGCCGCCATCGCCGACGCGGAGACGCTCGACTGGTGGCACCACTACCGGATCATCACCAACCAGGGAAGGCCGGTCGAGCGCTACAAGGTGCGGCCCGGCCAGATGAAGAAGACGAGATCGAGGTACTGAGCATGAAGACGAACAGTGAGCGGCTGCACGCCGCATTCAAGCAGGCCGACGACGGGCACTGGGTCAACCTCACCGAGTACGACCTGGGCCTCGATGGATCCTGGGAGCGCGAGGTGATCGACGGTGCGATCGACACTCACCTCGCCCCGCTCTCGTCCGTCATCAAGCAGCGCCCGGCGACGGCCATGTACCTGCGGACGGCGTGGGCCGAGGGCACCACGGACGACGGCCGCGAGTTCGAGATCTCGTCTTCCGGCGTCACGCTCATCCTGAGCATCGGCCCGTTCGGTGACACCCGCGAGGTGTACACCATCGACGTCCGGGATCTGGCGCCGGCGTGGCTGCGCACGGTGGGCGCGGGATCGTGACCGTGCCCCGCGTCCCGGAGGACGCGCTCATCGCACAGATGGCAGCGACCGAGATCGCACTGCGCGACGCCGTCTTCCCCCGCCTCATCGAGGCCGAGGTGGAGGATGACGGCGAGACGTACATGGCGTTGCGCTGCCCGCGCTGCGACAGCCTCGTCGAGGAGGGGTCACTCTTCGCACACGGCATCGGCTGGACGCAGGAGGAGAACCAGGATGTCGGCGACTGGCAGTTCGACCACGGGCGGGTGTCGTTCGGCCAGCCCGATCAGGCCGACACGTCGACGCTCTACTACACGCACGGCGACAGCCCTGGTCACGGAGTGTCGCTGCCTGAGGGATGGAAGGAGGACTGGCAGTGACCGACAACGAGCCGCAGTTCCGCATCGTCGATCGCGGCAACGACATCGGGATCCTCAACACGAAGAACAACCAGATCGCCATCTTCCATGGCTACCGCAGCCCGCACGAACTCAAGCGCCGTCTCGAGTGGGCCGAGGCAGGACTCAACGACGGCACCATCACGACCCGCGACTGGGTCTGGGAGGAGTACACACCGTGACGAACCGCAAGCCGAAGGTCGGTGACTGGGCGTATCACAAGAGCGGCTTCGACCCTCGTGAGGTGATCGAGGTGAGCGAAGACAGCACGCAGATCCGTCTCGACATCCTCGGCGTCGAGACGCCGTGGCTGGACACCGTCAACTACAACTTCTCGGAGGCGTGATGGATCGACCCGAGGCGCGCATCGGCGTGGGCGTCAGCGCCGCGCTGAGCGGCGTTGCCCTGGGGTTGGGTGTCGCGATCGGCGTGAGCATCGGTTCGCTCTCCGGTGCGGCGGCAGCGCCCGCTCCGACGCACACCGTGGAGGTGGAGGTGCCGGCCGCCGTCGAGACCGGCACCTGCCGCGACGTCGCCTTCGCCCTGCACAACATGATCATCGGCACCGCCGACGAGGTGGACCTTGACGTGTACCTCGAAGCGCTGGACCCTTCGTATCAGCGCTGCATAAACCCCTGACCCCCCACAAGAAACAAGGAGAACCATGAAGAAACTCATCACCACTGGTGTCGCGATCGCCGCGGCACTGCTGATCGCCGCACCCGCGGCCGCATCAGCCACGCAGGAGGAGGCGCCCGCCGAGATCTGCTACGAGGACAGCACCCGCACGGAGGTGACGTGGTCGCTGCAGCGCAGCGACTGGGTCGCCGGCACCCCGGAGATCCCGGCCGTGCCTGCCTCCATCGCGGCAGGCTGGTACACCGAGGCGGACGACGCCGCGCCCGTCATCGACGGCACGTCGCTGGTCTTCACCGCCCCCGGCGGGCAGGCTGTCGGCCTCCGCTACGCCACGTCCTTCCCGGTCGCCGACCTCGTCGGCAAGTCGTACTCGGCGGTCTTCCACGACCGCGCCGTGGTCGACGTGGACGGCACGCCGTTCGGTACCTGGCGTGACGACTACCTCAGCCTGACGTTCCTCTCCGAGGGCACGGTCTGGGTCGCGGGAGCCAACGTCGAGATGACGCTGGCCGATGCCATCGCCACCTACCCCGGCACGGTCACCTCGTTCGGTTACCACATGGACTCGAACGCGGCAGCCGGCACGACGCACAGCGTGGAGGGCCTGGTCGTTCCCGGCACCCCCGCGGTTCCGGCGGTGCCGGACTCGTACACCGACTGGTACGAGGTGTCGACGGGCCAGGGCGAGGCGCTGCCCGACGGCCGCGCCGACGGCGAGGAGTTCCAGACCGACGCGCTGTACCGCTACGTCGTGACCGGCGAGGTCGAGGTCCCGACGCAGGTCGAGGTCGAGTGCCCCGTCGTCGAGCCGGAGCCGGAGCCCACCGTGGAGCCGGAGCCGCAGCCGACGACCGAGCCCACGGCGCAGCCCGCGGCGCAGCCGGTGTCCCAGGATGGGACGCTCGCCGCGACCGGTGGTCCTGACATGCGGCCGCTGCTGTTCGGCGGCGCACTGGCCCTGGCGGCTGGCGCTGTCGCACTGACCGTGGTCGGCGTGCGCCGTCACCGTCAGCGGTGAGTGATCGGGGCGGCGTCGGCTACGACCGGCGCCGCCCCGCCACCTACGTAGTACCCTTGCATTGCGATCAACGAAGGGATCCGCTCATGTCCAATGACCCGCTCGACCTCGGCCCGATCGAACCGGGCGCACGGCAGGACTGGAACGAGACCTGGGCGCAGGCGCATGCCGCGACCGAGGCCGCCCGTCGCCGCATGGATGCGCTCTTTCTCGAGGGCGAGCAGCGCTACCACACCGACGCGATGTTCCGTCGGAAGGTGGACACCCTCGCCGCCGCCATGTTTGGTGGCGCACCCCGATCCCGCAAGATCCCCGACTGCATCCGCGGCGTCGTCGCGCTCGAAGAGTTCGAGCGCGACCTGGTTCTATGAAGCGCCGCCGATACCGATGGACATCCGTCGCAGCGCTCGCCCGTCAGAACGACGGGCACTGGGTGCTGCACCCCGACCTGATCGCCATCACCACCGACACCTTGCACCACATGCGCCGGCGAGTTCGAGCGCTGGCCCCCACCGACTCCCACGTGTACGAGTACGCACGTGGGGCAGAGGCGAAGGACGACCTCGGCGTCACTCGCTTCGACTGTTTCATCCGATACGTCCCGAAGGGAACCGCCCCATGAGTCAGACCCCCTCCCCTATCGACCTGCCCGACCCCGGAGCCACGCGCTACTGGGAGATCAAGCACCAGCCGAACAAGAAGACGACGCCGCTGCGCATCGAACTGCGCGAGCACACCAAGAGGGACAGCCAGCGTCATGTCCAGGGGTGGACCCGACTGCTCGGGTTCGAGGAGACGATCGCGCTGCCGGACTCCATCGCGGAGGCGGCGACCAAGGTGCTGGAGCGGGCATCACGTGTCGACGAGTTCGTCGGCATGCACATGAACCGACGCATCGAGGAGAACGCCTAATGCCAGCAGACGAGAGGGTCAAGTCCATATTCCTGCCGAGGTCGCTGCGCCGTCGGCTCACCGCATTCGCCGAGGCGAACGGCATGAGCGTGTCCGAGGTGGTGGCCGAGTTCATGTCGGCCTACGTCTCGGGCGAGGCGCCGCCAGCGCGGGAGCGCACGACCGAGCGCGTCACCATCTGGGTCGACCCGAAGTCGTACGTCGCCTTCACCCGCAAGGTGAAGGATCAGAAGACGACGATCGCGGCCGCGCTCGAGGCGGCCATGGGGGACGACGCATGAAGCGCATCGAAGTGATCATCGAGATCGAGGAGGATCCGCTCGCGTTCGAGGTCGGGATGCCGGCGCACCTATCGCTGCAGTCCGACGTCCCGGCGCCGGCGGTGGTGAGCGCGCTGCTGCATGCGGCCGAGTCCATCCAGCGGCAGACCATGATCCAGGACAACGAGGTCGAGGACCCGACCGCGGACCCGGCGCACCGTGAGGTGTACGCCGGACTGGCCGCGCGGCTCGCCCTGGTGGACACGGTCATGCACCTGCCGTCGAGGCCCATCGAGGGCTTCGTCATCCACACCGAATAGTGTCCCAGCCTGGGACAAAGCAAGGCCCCCGCGTGCTTGTCGAGGAGCACGTCGGGGGCCTACGCTGAAAGCCGTCCAAGCGATCGCGTCCAGTCTGACTGGGTGCGATCTTCTTCGCAACCTGGAAAGACAGAGATGACCACAACATCTGGTGCCCTCTTCACCGCACCACCCCCACAGGTAGAGCCGCAGCACCTCGTCGGCATGGACCCGGCGGGCGGCGACATCGTCGTCTTCGAGATCGTGAATGGCCGAGCGCGCATCATTTCGGACGATCGCTCGTGAGCGTGAAGGCCATGACGTGGGTGCTGGACCAGCGGTTCGAGCCCACCGATCTCGCAGTGATGATGATCCTCGCCAACTGGGCGAACGACGACGGCTACTGCTGGCCGGGCCAGACGAAGATCCTGTCGAAGATCGACATGAGCAAGCGCACCCTGATCCGCCGCCTCGCCGACCTCGAGGAGCGCGGCTTCATCACCCGCGAGCGACGTCACCGACAGGGCGGACAGCGCACGTCGGACGCCTACACGATCCTGATGACGGAGCAGGATGCACACCTCCGGGAGGGACAAGGTGCCAATTTGTCACCTGTCACCGGAGGTATAGACCAGGTGCCAACTGTGGCACCTACAAGAGACACGTCAGATGAACCGTCAGGGACAGACTTAAGGGGTGACGTTTCACTGAGTCAGTCCAGTCTCATAGCGTCCCGGCTCAGGACTGACTCGAAGTTGTCGGCGGTGATGTTGGGCGTGGCCAGCCGCGCCGGGCTCACCGAGCGGGGCCTGCAGAACATCGCCGACTGCGCTCGCGAGGAGTGCAACCGCGACATCGGGTTGACCGAGGCGCTCACCCTGGCGCTCGCCATCCTCGACAAGGCGAAGACGGTGCCTCGCGCGCCGGTCCCCTATGTCACCACCGCCATCCGTAAGACTCCGTTCGAGGTGCAGAAGTACATCGACGAAGCGGGACTAGGAGCGTGACATGAACGAGCAGAACCCCATCGTCCAGGCGAGCGACATTCCACTCGAGCGCCGACAGACGGGCACGATCCCGGCGCCGACCTGGCGTCGGGCCAACCGCAGCGAGATCTTTCTCTGGCTGTTCGTTGGCTTCCTGGGGGCCGTCTTCCTCGGCGGCCTCGTCTTCACCGCAACGATCGGAGCGTGGATTCCTTGACCACAACGAACACCGTCCCCATCCTGCCCATCCGCCGCCGGCTCGGCCCGCAGGAGTGGGCGCTGCCGGTCGAGTACGGACCGAGCGGCTGGGTGCTGGACCACAAGACCGACGGCCTGCGCATCATCGTCACCGACTCGCCGATGGCGGAGGACGACGGCGAGTGGTGGCGGCACGCGTCGATCAGCCACCGCGACCGGATGCCCACGTACGACGAACTGCAGATGATGCACCGCGCGGTGTGGTCGGAGGGCTGGGCGTACCAGGTCTTCGCGCCGACGGCGCACCACGTGAACATCAGCGAGTTCGTGCTGCACCTCTGGGGGCGGCCGGATGGACGCCGCGTGCTGCCGAACTTCGGCTCGCGAGGGACCATCTGATGTGGTGGCACAAGGTCTTCCACCACGTCACGATGCTGCACATGACGAGCCTGTCGCGGCCGCGGCTGTGGCTGTGCTCGTGCGGCAAGAGGTGGAACCCGCCGATCATATGAGCACGGACCTTGACCCTCGACTGTGGGTCCACTAATGTATTACGTAGGTCGTTCAACGAAGGGACATCATGACCGACACCGCACCCCGCCCCCGCCAGACCACGTTCGCCTCGTTCCCCGAGGCGAGCACCCGAGACGAGCGCATGGCCGCCGTGCTCGTGGCCAAGGACGCTGACACCGGCGCGCTCAAGGCGTACGTCACCACCCCGCCTCACCGCCAGGCACCCGACCCCGAGTCCATCGCCCTGCTCAAGCAGGCCGTCGAACTCGCGAACCTCTGAGGAACACCATGGAATCCACCATCCGCATCAGTGTGACCGGGGAGCGCCGCCCGACCGGCGGCCTCGTCGGAGCACTCACCGGCGGCACCGAGCCTGGCAGCGAGGCCGTCATCGAGGTCGATCTGCGCGAGGCGACCGGCGGCGACATCTCGTCCGCCATTCCGATCGTTGCTGAGGCGTACCGCCTGGCTCACTTCGGCGAGCGCAGCAGTGAGGCGATCATCGAGGTCCCGTTCCCGGAGGCGGGCGACGACCACCCCTTCCCTGACGGCCTGCCGCACATCGAGCCCGGCACGGGGCGCGTGACCTACCCCGACCCGGACGGCGAGTCCCAGCCTGGGACGCCGAAGAAGGGACACAAGAAGCGAGTCGACCGGGCGTACGAACTCGTGCAGTCCGTGCTCAACTCGTCGTCGCCCGACGATGCGTCCCCCGTCGTCACCATCCGCATCATCCAGGCGCTCACCGGAGAAGGGCTCATCCGATGACCATCGACGAACTCCTCGAGAAGATCGCCAGCGCCAAGCGCGCCGGCAAGATCGTACCGAGCGAAGACAGCGTCTTCGTCCGCGATCCGCAGGTGAGCGAGGAGGCGATCGAGGCCGGTTCGTCCCCGTGGACAGAGGCCGAAGAGATCCTCATCATCTCGGACGACAACGAGCAGGGCATCCCCGCGGGGATCTACCTGCAGGGAGAGGTGTTCTGATGGCCGGCGAGACGATCATCACCGTCGTCGGCAACCTGACCGCCGACCCCGAACTGCGCTACACGCAGAACGGACTGCCCGTCGCGAACTTCACGATCGCGTCGACGCCACGCAACTTCGACCGTCAGGCGAACGAGTGGAAGGACGGCGACGCGCTGTTCCTCCGCGCGAGCGTCTGGCGTGAGTTCGCCGAGCACGTGGCTGGCTCGCTGACGAAGGGCATGCGGGTCATCGCGACCGGCCGTCTCAAGCAGCGCTCGTACCAGGACCGCGAGGGCAACAACCGCACCGCGATCGAACTGGAGGTCGACGAGATCGGCCCGTCGCTGCGCTACGCCACTGCCCAGGTGATCCGAGCGGCGAGCGGGACGAGCACGCACGCCGCCCCGGCCGGGCAGCAGCAGTACAGCGACGAGCCGTGGGTCACCCCCGGCTCGTCATCCACCGGGCATGACGCCTGGGCCGCGCCCGGCGCGTACGGCGACGACACCCCGTTTTAGCCCACCAAGACCGGGGGTGTCGGGTCGCAGCCGCTTGTATGGCGTAGGTCGTCCGGCACCCCCACCCAGCCCAGTGGGGCGGCGCCTGAGTGGCGCGAGCAGACAGCGCGGCAAATGTGCCGGCGTCGCCCCACCTCAACCCCGAAGGGAATCAGTATGAACCGAGTCATCATCCTCGACTTCTACAACCGCGAGGACGGGAAGTGGGCCTGGCGAGCGAAGACCCGCAACGGCGAGATCCTCGCCAACGACGCCAACCAGGGGTACGAGAACAAGGGCGACTGCATGGATGCCGCCACGCTCGTGACCGGCATCGGCCTCCGCTCCGACGTGACGTTCGCGTTCACCGAGAACGGCGTCGTCTTCTGATGGAGACCCCGCTCGCCATGGGCATCGACGTGAGCCTCACCCGCACGGGTGTCGCGTTCGTCGGCGACCCGCTCGACGGAGGCATCGAGACGTACTCGTTCGGGCGGTCTGGGAAGCGGAACGAGTCGCTCCTACAGCGGCACGAGCGACTCAAGACGCTGTCCGACCAGGTCATCAATGCGATCGACGATCACATGGAGCACCCGCGCATCGCGTGCATCGAGGACGTCGCGTTCGGTACGCCGGGCGGCTCGACCACCGACCGCGCTGCGCTCTGGTGGTTCATCGTGGACGGACTCATCCGTCGAAGCATCCCCGTCCTGCAGATCAACGTGTCGAAGGTGAAGATCTACGCCACCGGCCGCGGGAACAAGCATGAGAAGGACGAGGTGATGCTCTCCATCGTGCGCCGCTACCCGGATGCACCGATCCAGAACAACGACGAGGCCGATGCCACGGCGCTGGGCGCGATGGGTGCACGGCTGCTCGGCCGGCCGTACGAGACGAGCCTGCCTCTCACGCACCTGCGGGCACTGCAAGACCTCGACGAAACCACGAGGGGGGCGCTGTGAGCGACGACGTCAGGCCGCCCGCCGGCGACAGCGGAGCGTCCCAGCCTGGGACAGAGCGGATGCTCGCCATGATGGGCGAGTTCGCCAACGCGGTGGCCGCACTGTCGGGCGTACGTCAGCAGTTCATCGACGCCGGGTGGCAGCCGGACAACGCCGAGAAGATGGTCATCACCATGATGCAGAACTCGGCGACGAGAGGGCGTCGATCATGACGGACGTTCGCCGGATCGTCGAAGCCGCATTCATCGTCGAGAACGAGGACGGCGAGCGGACCCTCGTGGAACTGCCGCTCCTCGACCCGACGGGATCGGGTGCGGTGTTCACGGCTCGCGTCATCGAGCGCGACGATGAGCCGGACCGCCTCGACGGCTACGACATAAGCGCGTCGCTCACGACGCCGCGGGATCCGGCTCGCGGCGAGTCGGTGCTGCGGATGCGGCTTGTCGGCCGAGGCACCCGCCTGATCTCCACGGAGGACGTGTGAGGTACAGCCCCGAGATCGAACAGGCGCTCGTCGACGCGATCGCGGCCAATCCGGACCGCGAGATCGTCCTGACCGACGACTGCTACTGGGAGGGCATCGACACCCCGTGGATCTACGTCGACCAGCAGCCCGTCCGGCTGGTCGTCGTGCTCTACGAGCAGATCATCGGCGCCCTCCCCCGGGGTGCCGGGCTGGCCCGGAGGCCCGGCACCCACCCCCGCAACATCAATCCACACCTGTGGACAGTTGTCCCCAACACCCGAGCCCGCGCCTTCTGCCCGAAGGCCGGGCACGAGTATGGTCCCGACGACTGGATCGAGGGTGTCGGACACCGGTGCCAGGCTTGCAAGGCGGAGCGCCACCTGCGTGACTCGCCGGCCGACGTGAACCGCCGCAAGACGCACTGCCCGCAGGGCCACCCGCTCGTCAGGCGCCCCAACGGGCGCCGCCGCTGCCTCGAATGTCCACGAGAGCAGCAACGCAGATACCTCGAGAGAAAGCAGAGCGCATGACCACCCCCACGATGACCGCCCTCGTCCCCATCGAGGGACCGTCGTACGACAAGACGCGGCCCGAGACCAAACAGGCGTGGCTCGACTTCCGCCGCCCCGGCCTGACCGCCACCATGATCCGCGACTGGGGCACCGCCTCGAAGCGACGCAAGATCCTGGAGGAGAAGGCGACTGGCGAGTTCGAGGATCTCTCGCACCTGCCGTACGTGAACCACGGCAACCTGCGCGAGCCGATGATCGCCGAGTGGGTGCAGGCCAAGTTCGGGATCAGCCCGTGCGAGGCGACGTACGCCCACCCGGAGAACGACCGCCACCTCGCCAGCCCTGACGGCGTCAGCCGGGACCCGTTCAACGGCTCGCTCCTGGTCGGCACGCCGGACGCCATCCTCGCCGAGATCAAGACGTCGAAGCACGACCTCTGGCCCGGCGCGGTCGACGAGGCGGGCGTGCTCATCGAGATCGCCGAGGGCTCCCAGTTCGAGCGGTCGAACTACTACACGCAGATGCAGTGGCAGATGTACGTGATGAACTCGCCGATGACGCTGTTCGTCTACGAGCAGCACGACGACAAGATCGACCCGGAGACCGGCACCTTCACGCCGATCGCGGTGCCGAAGCACGTGTGGATCCCGCGCAACCAGATGCTCATCGACGCGCTGCTCGAGAACGTCGCGCCGAAGGCGATCGCCGAGATCGACCACGCGCTGTCGCTGCGCTCGACGGAACTGCCGCCGGCCAGCGAGTTCCCCACCGAGCACGCCGTGTGGGTGCAGGACGTGCTCAAGGCGCGCGAGAACCTCGCCGTTGCGGACGCCGCGCGCGAGAAGGCGTGGGACTCGCTCGCCCAGATCTACCTCCATCCAGAGGCGGACGACTGCAAGCACGACCTGGGCTTCGCCAGCCTCACCGTGTCGACGTCGACCAGCGCCGCGAAGACCCGCGAGGTGACGTCGACCGACTGGGACGCTGTGCGCGCCGGGCTCACCGAGGCGCAGCGCAAGAAGTACGACGCGCTCGTTGCGAAGCACACCACCACGAAGCCGGTCGTCACCCCGGGCACCACGTCCCGGCGCATGACCATCACCGAGAAGAAGGCATCCTCATGAGCCAGCCAGGCATCGCCACGAAGCGCCCGGTCGACGTCGAGTTCCGGCGGTGGGAAGGCGGGGCTGCGGCCGCGACACCGATCATCGACTGGATCCTGACCCACGGCGGCACAGCGCGGTGGCACGAAGAGGACCAGGCGCTGCCGGAACTCCTGCACGTCGACACCATGGAGGGCACCATGAACGCCTCCCCCGGCGACGTCATCATCAGGGGCGTCAACGGCGAGTTCTACCCGTGCAAGCCCGACGTCTTCGAGAAGACGTACGACGTGAAGATGGAGCCGACGCGATGACCGAGTTCATCATCGCCGGCCGCGCCGCCGGCAAGACGCACGCTCTGATCGAGAAGATGCTCGACGACCCTGAGATGGTCTACGTCGGACACACTCACGCCGCAGCGATGCACGAGTTCGAGACGTACATGGACCTGCTTGCTATCCGCACGGGCCGCAGACCCCCGAGTAACTCGCTCAGGTATGGGGAGGTGCGCCGTCGCTTCATCAGCACAGACGCCGCCCACGAGGTCCTGCGCGGCACGCCTCGCGATATGCGAGTGGTCGTGGACAACGTCGAGTTGATCTTGCTCAACTACCTAGGTCGAATGCCCGACGTCATCACCGGCACCGGCACCACCACCACCATCCGCCCGCTGAACACGGAGGTATGCACCCATGACTGACCAGCCCGGCAAGGATCTCGCACGCGTCGGCACCTACGGCCGCTCGTCGCTGACCGAGAAGCAGCAGTACGCCGTCGCCCTCTCGCAGGCGGGCGAACTCGTCCCGCGCAACTTCTGGACGAAGCCCACCCCGGACGGCCAGGGCGGCATGATCCCGCCGCGGCCGAACCCGGGCGCGATCCTCTACATGCTCGAGACTGCGGCGATGGTCGGCGTGAACCCGATGGTCGGGCTCACGAACATCCACATCATCGAGGGCAAGCCGAGCCTGTCGGCCAACCTCCAGGCCGCCCTCGTCCGCGAGGCCGGTCACCGCCTGCGCATCTGGGTGGAGGGCGACAAGGCGATCTGTGAGATCGTCCGCTCCGACGACCCCGACTTCACGTTCCGGGTCGAGTGGGGCGACGCCGAGATGAACGCCGCCGGGCTGGCGAACAAGGACAACTGGAAGAAGTACCGGCGGTCCATGAAGAAGGCGCGCGCCACCACCGAGTGCATCCGCGAGGCGTGCCCCGAGGTGCTCATGGGCGCGACCTACTCGCCCGACGAACTCGGTGCCGTCACCGACGAGATGGGTGAGCCGATCAACCTCGAGCAGGTGCCCGACGCCCGGCAGACGCCGCCGTCCCAGCCTGGGACACCGAAGCCGCAGGCGCCGATCGTCGACCCGCAGCCCGAGCAGGCCGAGCAGCCCAGCGAGGAGGCGGTCGCAGCGACCGACGAGTCGACCGGCGAGGTGCCCGCGGAGAAGCCGTTCGACTGGTACACCGCCGGCGAGGAGGCGAAGACCAGCGAGGAGGTCCGCGCCCTGTACCGCCGAGCCAAGGCTGAGGGCGTGCTGAACCTCGAGATCAAGAAGGGCCGCAAGCCGAAGCGCGTGCTCGGCGCGTGGCTCGTCGAGATCGGCAAGGCGCTGGACGAGGCCGAGCAGGCGCAGGACGCCGCTGAGGCTGAGGCCATGGTCTTCGCTGAGGCGGCCGCCGAGCAGGCCGAGCAGCACGACCCGAACGTGGTCGACGCCGAGGTGGTCGAGGACGGCCAGCCGTGACCGTCCGCGCTCAGGTGACCACCGTCACCGGATGCCGCGTGACGGTGATCGAAGGCTCGGGCTACCCGGAACTCCAGCGGCGGGCCGGGCATGGGCACATGCTCACTCTCGACATGGGCGAGGGTGACGGGCGCCACGCCGAGGTCTACCTCGACGAGGGGGCCATCGCCGTCATCAGCCGGGGCTTGCGTGACAGCAAGCCCCGGCTGGGGTACAAGAAGTCGATGCAGTGCGTCGGCCACGAGATCGCCCCGAACTCCCACCCAGAGGAGGCGGAGATCCTCGTGGCGGGCTACTCGTTCTGCTACCCATGTGGCAACGCAGTGCTCGGCGTCCTGCTGAGCGACGACCCCTGGTCGACCGTCGAGATCCTCCGCATGTTCCGCGACGGCGTCATCGCAGTAACCGAGTAGAAGGGAACCCCCGCTGTAATGGTCACCCCCCGCAAGGCTGACGCTGATCTCGTCCGCCGGCACATCAATGACCTCGAAGACCTCCGCCTCCAGATCGAGCGCCTGCGACCAAAGACGCTCGACCGCAGCATCACCGTCGGCCACATGTGGGACGTCCTCGCTGCCCGCTACGGCTGCAGCGCCAGAACGGTGCAGCGCGTCGCTATCGGCGAGAAGATGTGGGAGCCCACGTTCCAGGCCCACACGCTCACGCCGCAGCAATGGGTGACCATCCTGCGGATCCGCACGCTGAACCCCGGGATGCCGTCGACCTGGGTCGCCGAGACCGCAGGCGTGCACTACTCGACGATCGCGCACTACTTCGGCCCGTGCCGGGAGGACGTGATGGTCGAGTGGCTGCCGGTGTGGCAGAGCATCCGCCGCAACGACGTGCTACTCGCCCTGCACCACGAGTTCGCGCCACCGACCATCCGCGCCAACGACGTCCGCGCCGGACGCCGCGGACAGGCTCTCGCGGCATGAGCATCAAACAGGCCACGTTCTACGCGATCCAGTGCGACTACCCCGGGTGCACCTACGACACCAGCGACCTCGGGGAATACAGCGCGTGGATGCACCTGTCTGACGCCGTCGAGGAGTGGCAGAGCGCCGACATGTTGATTGTCAAGAACGGGCCGGACGACAAGCGGTTCTACTGCGACGAGCACTGGATGTGGAGCGAGGATGAGGACGAGATGATCCCGCTCCCAGAGGGCATCGAGGGCGAGTTCATCCTCGCCGAGCGGCGCATCCGCCGGGTGATCGGAGCCGCCACGGAGAGGGCGCTCACTGCGCACCATCGTCGCTGCTCAGACTGGATGCATCGTGACCATGCGAGGTGGCAGCGCTGGGATCGAGCGCGCGAGGAGGAGGCGGTGACCGCGCGACTGCGCGAGAGCATCGCCCGCACGCTCGGCATCCCCGTCGAACTCATCACACCCACGGTCGGCTACATCCCCGCATGGAAGATGTACGACGCGGGACCGCTCAGCGCCCCGTAGGCGCGACAGAATCCCCGCTCCGGTCCAACGACGCCAGGGGGGCCCCGTTCGGGCCGGAGCGGGCGACCTCGCAGGAGACAGCCATGGCACAACGAAAGGCCGCGAAGCCGGTCGAGAAGAAACCGACCGAAATCGACGGAATCCCCACCGCGCACGGCCTCACCATCATGGGACGGCAGTACGCGCAGTACGACAACCGCGGGTTCATCCGCATCACCGACGAAGGACATCGACTGCTCGGCCGCGAACTGCGCGCCGAGGGACGCGAGAGCATCGAGAAAGGCACGTGGCATGGAATCACAGGGAAGCACCCCGGACCGCCCGAGCAGCCCGGATACCGAGAGGTCAAACCCTTCCTCGGAAACCAGCGCGGACGACCGCGCTCCTGAGACCGTCACGCTCGGCGGCCGCTGGAACCACGACGGCAGCCCGAACCCGGATTACCCCGAGCCCAGCCTGGAGTACGCCGGCACGAGCGGGAACGTGAACGTCGACACCAGCCGCGACGCCACGATCCACGCCGACCTGACCGGCCTCACCGCCAAGGCTCAGAAGTATGCCCTCATCCTCGCCGGCCAGCGTGGCACCCACGGCGTCACTGTTGCCGAGTTGCGAGAACTTCACGGATCCCTGCACCACGGACGTATCAGCGCCGCCCTCACGAACCTCCATAAGGCTGGCCGCCTCGTGGCCCTCCGGGAACGCCGCAACCACTGCGGCATTTACGTACTGCCCGAGTACGTGGAGGGTCGCGAGGCGCGTCCGTTCCGCTCGAACCGCCCGGTCATTGACCGCTCGGAGTTGAGGAACCTCCTCGACCACCACCGAATGATCGGCGATGGCGTCGGGCACTGGCGGTGCTACTGCCTGGCCTGGGAGGGCCTCGGGCTGCAGTCCTTCCGCGACCATCTCGCCGACGTCATCATCCAGGAGTTCGGACGATGAGCCTGTTCGGGCGCAGGGAGCGCAAGCGGATCGCCGCGCTGGAGAAGGAGAACCGCGACCTGCGGGAGAACCTCTTCACCGCGCAGATCGACATGCCGACCCCGATGCGGATGGTCGGCATCCGAAAGGGCGTCTGGTACCGCGTCTCGTATATGTTCCGCGGCGGCGATGCTAACGGCGGCATGACCATCGACACCAAGAATCACTTCGTCGGCGAAGTGGAGGGCCGACCGTATTTCGACGGTGAGACCACATGACCGGCCTGCCATTCGGCCGTAGCCCACACCGGCGCAGAAGTCCACGGAAGTGTGATCGCTGCAGCAACAGGGCAGAATGGAACTGGCGGCCACGGTCAGGGCCCGTCCGCTACTTCTGCGGATCACACGTCCCCCCCGACGAACCCTGACGCCGTTGGACGCAAGAAAGCCCCGTCACCTACCCCCCGGAGGTGACGGGGCTTTCGCCATTCAAAGGGAGAACCCCGGGCCTGGGGTACCCGGGGTTCTCCTCGAAGGGAATCGCTGCCCACCCGCTGAGATGTCAGCGGTATTAGCCTACGGCATCCCAGTCCACGACCGGCGTAACGGCGGCCTTCGGATCCGGCGCTACCTGCGTGATCACCTGCACATCGTTGCCGGCGCCGTCGGTCACGACCACGGCCTCGAGCGCCTGCTTCGGGACGGACCCGAGCCCGATCTTCGTCAGCCACGCATTGACCGCCGGGATCGCCATCAGGCGCGTGATCGCGCCCGCCACCGCGGTGACGAGGGCGGCGACGCCGAGCAGCCACAGCCGCACCCGCGAGTCCGCGGGCAGGCCGAGCGCCTCGATGATCTGCGGCAGCACCAGCGCGAACGTGAGGAACGCGGGGATGCCGACGGCGACGATCGTGCGGAGGGTCCGCTGCGCTTTGTACCAGATGTCCGGGACGACCACTGGGGTGCCGTCCTCCGTGTTCACTGTCATATTCCGAGCCTTCCGTTTCAGAGGGATCTGCAGGAGCGGTGCTCGTCTGCGTTCGACGATCACGATAGTCCACAGCCCCCAGCCGAAGACGGCCAGGAGCGAGTAGATCGTCAAGGACCAGTATTCATAGCCAGGGAAGTTGCCGATCATCCGGCGCACCGTGACGTACGAAAGCACCAGCACGATCGACGCGCCGAGGCCGAACATGACGACGCCCAGCCAGGACCGATACCAGGGGGAGCCGAGCCCATACGTCAACCAGTAGCCGGCGAACGGGATCGCCGCACTGAGCGCGATCCAATTCGCGATGTCGTTGATGGATTCTGCTGACATGGTGGTGCTCCCCCTATGGATGGCCGACGATGATGGCCCTGTACTTATCGACGAAATGATTCTCCCGTCGCTTTGTCCGAACGATCGCAAGCAGGCGCTTGCTCTCTGCCACCGCCTCCGCTGTGCGGATGATGTCAGAGGGCGCGCTCTCTAGCGCTCGCTGCGCTCGGTCTCTGTCGGGGCGCTCCGTGTTCTCGTCGACTGGCGAGTAGTCTCCGCTCACGTCACCACCTCCGCTCCTCTCCGCGGAGGCGCAACGGCTCGGGCAGCCGTCTCCACCGCCTCCATCTGCTGGATCGCGAGGCCCGCGAGTTCGTTGGCCTCGAGCAACTGCGTGGTTGCCTGGTCTGCTCGTGTGGTCTGCTGCCGTGCTACGTCGCGCCACGAGTCACGCGACTCCTTCATCCCGTCGAATCGGCGGTCCATCTCCGCCTTCATCTCCAGGTGGTGCGTCGCCATCTGCTTGAGTTCCCGATCGTGGTTCGCGTCCGACGCCGTCTTCTCAGCATCGGCGTACTTCACCAGGTCTGCAACCCGTGACTCGTGCTGGCCCCTCGTGATAATGGCACCGCGCGCGAAGAGGATGGCGAGCAGCGTGAGTCCACCCAGTTGCACGATGCGATCGAGGGTCGCCGGCGAGAGCCACTGCTCCGCGAGCGACGGATCAGTGGCGACGTCCGCGAGGGACGCCGCCACCAGAAGGGCCAGCACCACGTCTTACTCCCCGAGCAGCGAGTCGACGTCGGAGATGAACTCCTGCGCGTCCCGACGCCACGCCTTGAGCGTGTCGCGGTGCACGGGGACGTAGTCAGGGTCGGGCGTCGGCGGCACGTCAGGGTGACGCTCCTCGTACCGGCGTCGGGCCTCGTCGATGATCCACGGCACCTTGCCATAGAGGTAGTCGCCGGGGCACTCCGTCGCCCGCGTGTCGCGGTCGGTGATGACGTGCTCGGCGTCGATCGTGAACGACACCGGGGTGCCGTCGACCTGGCCGATGTCGTTCTGCTCGGCGAGCCACACGATGCCCTCGATGATCTCGTCGATCTGGGCGTCGGTGATCGGCGGGACCAGCGGGTTCCGGCCGTCGTTGATCGGCTCGATCTCCCACGCCCACGACCGCCAGTTCCAGTCCTTCCCGGTCGACGCCGGCTTCGCACCGAAGCGGATGAACTCGCGCGGGGTGGCGTCCGTGAAGACGTAGATAGACGGGGCCGAGCCGCCGCTGTTGCACTGCGAGAACAGCGTGGTGTCATCCCCGGGAGGCCAGGCCCAGTGGATGATGATCCGGTCGACTACGCCGCTCACCGCGACGGGCGGGTTGCCCTTCGTCTTGCGCGAGGCGCGGTTGCCGTTGACGTCGCAGTTCTCGAAGCCGAGCGGGGCCTCGAGACCGATGATGGCGCGCGGGTATGTCGGCGTGTACGAGCGCAGGCGGAGCGGGTTCAGCGGGTTCGCCGGCTCCGGCTCCGGAGTCGGGCCGCCGTCCACCTCGGGGATGCCGTCGGTCGACGTCGACGTGAAGCCGCCCGACCAGGACCAGCCCGCCGCGTGGCGGTACCAGACGTCGTTGCCGCTGACCATCTCGGCGTGCGCCCAGCCGGTGACCGCGATCTCATTGCCACCCTCGACGAAGCCGGTCTGCGCGGCCGCCGTCGACGGCGCGCTTCGCACCTTCGCGCCGTCCGGCACGGTGGTGCGCGTGGTCGGGCTGGGCTCGGGCGCGGCGTTCATGTCGGCCAGGTCGTGGATGCCGCGGTCGGTGTAGCCGCCGGACCAGAACCACCGGTCGCTCAATGCGCCGTGGAACCACGTGTCGTTGCCCTCGACGTTCTCGCCGCGCGCCCAACCGTCGAACGTGCCGACGGTGTTCGGTGCGAGCGGCTCGCCCACCAGGGCGGCGCCGCTGTTCGGCTGCGCGCGTCCGTTCGAGGAGGCGTGCGCGACCACCTGGCGCTGGTTCGGCTGGAGGCTCGGTGTGGTGGGGTTCATGTCGGTCAGGCCCGCGGTGTTCGGGCCGCCGACGAAGCCGCCCGACCAGAACCAGCGGCCCGAGTTGCCGAGGAACCAGACGTTGTTCCCCTGCACGTTCTCGCCGCGGATCCAGCCGACGAAGTTGCCGACCGTGTTCGGCGCCAGCGGCTCGCCGACGAGCGCGGACTGCGAGGTGGGCTCGGCGCGGCCGTTCGACGTCGACGTGCTGACGACCTGGCGCTGCGTGGGCTGCAGCGCGCCGGCGGCGTTCGCGTTCGTCCAGGCGATCGGGTCGACGCGGTTGCCGTTGACGCGGATCTCGTAGTGGTCGCAGTCGCCGGTCGCATTGCCGGTCTGGCCCATGTTGGCGACCTTGTCGCGCGGCGCCAGACGGGCACCCTTCGCGACGTTCCATGAGGCGACGTGGAAGTGCTTGATCTCGACCGCGCCGCCGTGGCCGTCAGGCTTGTAGCAGACCGCGTTGCCGGCGGCCGCGTTGTAGTGCGCCGCCCACGTCACCGTGCCCGGCAGGACGGCCTTGATGTCGCGGTAGCCGATGAAGTCGACGCCCTCGTGAAAGGATGAGTGCCCGCCCTGTCTCGGCCCGTATGGGGACGAGACTGTGGGCATCGTGTCCAAGCCGTTTGGCCATACCATGTTGAGTCCCTTCGACGAGACTCATTCTGGCATGTCGTCTGGGACTTCCTCGGCAGGCGGGGCCTCTGTCCCAGGCTGGGACGGCTCCTCGATCGACTCAGGCTCGGGGGCGATCGGCGCCCAGTCCTGGGTATGCGACAGCGTGTGCTGGCCGGCGAGGTACTCGATCGTCCCCTGGTCGCTGCCGCGCATGAACGCGCCGCACGGACACTGCCACTCCCAGGTGCCATCCTCCATGTCGACAACGTCCATCAGACGAGCCCCCTTACACTGATCCAGCCGAACGCGCCCGCCTGGATTCCGGCCGGGGCCTGGTCGCTGTTGTAGAACGAGAAGCCGTCGAGCGTGGAGGTGTCGTACGAGCCGAGACCTGCGTTGACCGTCGCCTGCGTCGTCGGCCCCCACGACGACCACTCCGACCGGGTGCGCTTCTGGTTCGCGGTGCCCGAGATGAACATCGGCTCGCCCACCCACACCTTGCCATTGAATCCCACCGCGCCGTTCGGCGGGAACGCCGCCTGGCTGCCCGCGCCCTGGATGCCGGCCGGCGTTCCCGTGCCCGAGATGTAGTTCGCCTGGTAGGCGTAGCCCGTGGCTGGCGCGATCTCGATCGAGTTCTGCCGGAACCGCATCCCGGCGCCGTTGACCACGCCGGTGAACCACTGGAAGAGGATCTCGTAGGCGCGGAACTCCTCCGTGAAGATGCCGTCCATGGCGAAATACTTGTCCCCGGTAACGAGGTCGTAACGCCCGGTCGCCGGGTCGAAGGGTCGCAGCACGCCCGCGGCCGCGGTGCCGCCGATGCAGCGCCGCGGGATGAGCACGTTGTCGCTGCGACGCCAGTCCGTCCACTCGCCCTTCGCGTACCGCACGGCGAACTGGGCGCCGTCGATGGTGTCGCCCGAGACGAGCGCGACACCCGTGGCCGCAGCCACCTTGAATGCGACCCAGCCGTCGGCTGTCGGCGTGAAGGTGTGGCTGATCTTCGTCCACGTGTTCGCGGGCACCGCAGCGCCGGGCCCGACGACGGCTGCGGTCAGCCAGCCGCCGCCCGTGACGGTGCCGCCGTCGGAGATCCGCGCGTCGATGCGCATGGTGAGCGCCTTGCTCGAGCGCACCCACGTCTCGACCGTGATCTCCTCACCTGCCCAGACACGCCGCAGCCAGTCCTGTCGATGCACCAGGGTGGCGGACGAGTCCAGGTTGAAGTACGCGTCCCAGCCGCGCCCCGCCGAGTCCTGCGACGACGGGCAGGTGAAGCGCGCGAACGAGCCGCCGTTCGGCGCGCCGGAGCCGACGAGCGTCCGCGCCCAGGACTGCCGCGGCTGGAACTCGGTCCAGCCCAGCGACGTCGTGAGCGGCTGCAGCGCCGCGCTCGGCTGGCTGTTGTACGCGGTGGCGACGTCGGGTGCGTTGCGTGCCCGCTTCCAGGTCAGGCCGGGAGCCAGCCGGTTCGTGAGCGACTGGATGGCGCGGCCGTCGAGGCCGGGCGTGACGTGACCCTGCCACGTGCTCGGGTACGGCACGTTGCTGGCACCTGTCGTGGACCAGTAGTCGCCACCCTCGGTGACGTAGTTCCAGTTGGCCGTCTCCTGGCCAGGCCCCTGCAGTCGCCCGGGCAACACGCGGACGAGCCGATCCTCCACCGACCGGAGCCGCTGGTTGAACCGGTCCATCATCCCCTTCGGGGTGCGGGCGTACGGATCGGTCACCTCACACCTCCTCGTCGGAGTCGGGCTTGGTCGCCGGCGTCAGGGTGATCTGCACCAGTTCCGGGCTGCCGCCGCGCTCGGTCACCGTGACGCTGTCGATCTTCTGCTGCTGGCTCAGGCGGCGCATGTTCAGCGTCGCACGCAGCGGCACCTGCACGCCGGGGATGAGCCGGTTGATGCCGAGGTCACCGTCGAGCAGGATCGTCGAGTTGTCCGGGACGCGCACCTCGATCGGCGCCGGCGAGCGCCCGGAGAGGTTGCGCCGCGCCTGCGAGTCCAGGTCGGACTGCGTCGGGGCCAGCGTGCCGTCCTCGTTGTAGACCGTGTACATCGCCGTCCACGGGCCGTAGAACGCCAGGTGCTTGAGGTTCAGCGCCGAGCCGTAGACGCCGTTCTGGCCGACCGAGTAGGCCGCCTGCGCGTGGTCCGCGCCGTACTCCGAGGTGATGACGTCGTTGGTGAAGTTCTTGTCCGTCATCGTCTGCAGCACGCCGAGGTTGCGCGAGACATCCCAGATGATGATCGACCGGCCGAGGATGGTGAAGTCGATGCCGTTCTGGCGGGCGAGGTTCTGTAGGTGGGTGCCCACGTCGGTCTCGTAGGCCATCGTGTCCATCGCCGTGCGCGCCTCGTTGACGAAGTGCCGCACGTCGAGGTGGTCCAGGATGTTCGTCGACGGCCAGACGTCGTCGCTCTCGAACGGCGGGATGTGGACGTTCCAGCCGCCGGGCACCGCGGTCACTGTCCCACCCTGGGACAGCCACTCCGCCACGTCGGCCGCAGCGTCCGGGATGGTGTCCGGGTAGAACATGTCGCGGCCGTGCGAGAACTCGTAGTTGATGATGTTCTCGATCCGGTCCGTCACCGTCGTCGAGCGCACGGTGCCGTCGGGCAGCGTCGAGTTCTCCCACGCCTGCGTGAGCGGCTGGTTGAACAGGTACTCGCCGACGTCGTGCGCGGCGAACTCGGCGTACCCCTCACCGGTGGTGATCCGGTGCAGCGGGCCCTCCCAGACGCGCTCAGGGCCGCGGAAGACCACGAGTTCGTGGCGGTGGGTGCGCGCCTCCTGCACGAGTTTCTGGTTGTCCGACAGATTGCAGTTGTCGCCCTCGATGCGGATCATGGCATCCGACACGTTGTCGCGGAGGCGGCCCCACTTCACCATCGAGAGATTGACGGCGGGACCGAGGGGCCTGCTGCCACCGCGGTCGAAGATGTAGGCCGAGTGCCCCGTGACGCACTTCGGATTCTGTGCCATGGGGCTCCCTTACATACGCTGCGTGACGATGATCCGCGTGCTCAGATTACCGGCCGGCGCGTCCAGCGGGACGTCCAGCGTGACGATGTAGCCGATGCCGCAGCGCAGTTCGGGCCAGGTGGCCGGGATGCCGCCCGTTCCGTACAGCAGGCGGTTCGCGGAGATCGGCGCGTTGCCGGCGACGGCGGCCGTCACGGTCTCCGTCACGCCGTCCATCGTGATCTCAGTCAGCGGCGGGATGTACGTCAGGATCAGTTCAGCGTCCCAGCCATCCTGCGTCACCTGCTCGGGCGGCAGGCCGTCCGGGTTTGGGTAGTAGCGGATGCGCACCTGGCGCTCCGCCTGGCCCGCAGTCGTCAGCACCAGCGTCGGCAGCGTCGAGGACCACTCGCGCACCTCCGACGACGGGATGGTCAGCGTGTAGCGCCGCCAGGTACCGACCTCCTCGATGCAGTCCACCGCGATCGTCGGCAGGCTCGGCGGGGCGGGCGGCGCCGGGCAGTCGGGGTCGGCGAGCAGGTCGACTGCCTCCACCGGCGTCTCGAGGCGCGCCGAGACCGAGGCGTTGGGCGTGCCCAGCCAGGTGTAGTCGAAGCCGATGACGTCCGGGGTGCTGCCGGAGAACCAGTCGAACAGGGTCGACAGCGAGACCATCGCATCGTCCGCGTCGAGCCACTCGCCGGACTTCCAGGCCACATGGCCGGCGCCGCCGAAGTCGTCGTAGACGCGGATGCTGGCGCGCGTCGCCGTGGCGGGCGCGACCCCCGTCGCGACCAGGCGCGTCCATCCGATGGTGTCGCTGACGACGACGGCGGCGCTCAGTGCGCGCGGCGTGACCTCGCTGCCGGCGGCGTTGTACCAGACGATCTCGCTGCGGAGCCGCTGCGAGCGCGACGGCCGGACATAGATCGACCCGACGTAGGTGGCATTCGCCTCGATGGCGGCCTTCTTCGTCTGGTCGGACGTGGTCATGCCGATGCGCACAGGGCCGCTGCAGTCGAGCACGACGACCATGCGCGCGGTGTACTGTCCCGACCGACCGCCGGTGACGCGCTGCAGCACGGTCTCGGTGTTCGACACGGCCCATCCGTCGACGCTGACGCCGGTGGCCCGGCTCGTCGACGAGCCCGCGGTGCCGGTCCACGAGTATGTGACGTCCGACCCGGGCTGCGCCACGGTCGATCCGTCGAAGTAGTTGCCGGGGCTCGTGTTTGGCCGCGGCTGCACGACCGTCACCCACGATGTGAGCGGGCTTTCGTAGGTGCCGAAGAATGCCGATGCACGCCACTGGTAGGAGCCGCCCGGGGTGAGGCTGACCACGTTGATCGGGGACGACGCCGACTCCACTGCTGTCGTCGCTCCGCCGACCGGGCGATACTCCACGCGGTACTTCGTCACGCCCGACGCGCCGCCCGGCGGCGTCAGGGTGACGACGGCCTTCGTGCCGTCCAGTGTCGGCAGCACCGACATGCCCGGCGCGACGGACGGCAGCGTGGCCTGCTGGCGGATACCCGACGACGCCGAGTAGCCGTTGCCGTTGTGCGCGTAGACCCGCCAGAAGTAGTTCGTGCCCGGCGTCAGGCCGCCGACGTTGCGGGAGGTGACGTTCCCCGCGTTGGGGTAGTCCGTGTACGAGCCGAAGTTCGGGTCCGTCGAGCCGCGCAGGAGCATCTGGTCGATGCCCAGGCCGCCGTCGCCGGGGATGTTCCACGACAGCGTCATGCTCGTCGGCGTGACATCCGAGGCGTTCGGCGTGTTCGGCGCGCCCGGGACCGTCGTCGGGTACGGGCGGTTGATCACCATCGTGTGCGTCGTCGGCCCGCCGAGGCCGGACGTGCCGGTGTAGTTCAGGGTGAACGACACCGTCTGCTGGCCGTAGTTCGCCGTCCACGCGCCGAACAGGATGCCGGGGGCAGCCTTCGAGCCCATCGGCCACGGCGTGGTGCCGCCCACGCCGACGCCGTTGACCGTGCCGGACCAGCCGAGGCCGCCCGAGTTCGTCGTGGAGTAGCCGCCGTAGACGTAGAAGCGGACCGTCGCGCCATCGAAGTCGATGCGCATCTGACCGGCCTGGCCGGTCGGCTTGTCGGAGTAGACCATCACACACCCCCTACGGGATCGTCACCGCGACGGCGTCGACATAGCACCGCACGTCTGTTGCTGTCGGGACCGGTGCGCTCGGCGACGTCGAGGACCAGTGCAGACCGAAGCGGACGCGGACCCGCACGCTCGTCGCCCCCGCCGGGATCGCCACGGACTTCTTCGAGAACACCGTGCCGTTGAAGTCCACCGTGCCGTCGAGGGCGACGGTGCCGCCGGCGCCGCCGGTGAAGATCGCGGTGGCGATCATGTCATGCATGTAGCCGCCACCCGTCTCCGGGGTGCCGACGCCGGCCACGAAGAGGGCGGCCGCCCACACGCTGAACGAGAGCCGCGAGCCGGCGGCCAGCGAGCCCAGCGCGACGGCGGGAGTGTCGACGTCGAAGTACGCCGTACCGCCCCAGTCATTGGCGTACGTGGAGGCGTCCAGCCGGGTGCGATAGGACCAGGTCCCAGCCGCGGCGACGTCGTTGCTGCGGCCGCTGGTCACGATCGTCGCTGGGTTCGGCGACGAGACCGGGTCGATGGTCATCGAGTAGCCGGTGGCGTCCACCTCGACCGAGGGGTTCGGGCTCAGGTTCGTGGACACGATGACCGACGAGCCGGGCAGTTCCGCCGACGGATACGGCGCCAGGTTGTAGGCCACGTCCTGCACGACCGTCGGCACCTGCGGCGGCACCTCGATCTCGGACGACGCGCCGTAGACCCACGGCACCTCGGCGAGCAGCGTGAACTCGACCAGGCGGCCGAGGTGGCGGCCGTCGCTGGACTCCGCCTCCTGCACCACGAACGGGCCGGAGATGCAGCGCACCGAGTGTAGGAAGCGCCGGTACGTGTTGATCCACGGGAAGTAGGTCTCGTCGCCCTCCGGCGTGTCGTAGATGTCGCGCGCCTCCCAGGTGGAGGTGGAGGCGTTCGCCGTCCCGGTCCAGGCGTAGCGATTCAGATCCTCATCGGTCGTGGACCCGTCGAAGAAGCCGTTGTCGTACTGCCCCTGCGTGATCAGCGCGGAGTCGATGTCGATGGTGTCGCCGATCTGATGCCCCGACCCGGTGGTGAGGAGCAAGCCGGTCTGCGGGGCGGTGGCGGACGTGGCGACGATCGTGACGCGGATCAGCGTCCAGACGCCCTTGGGGAGCGTGACGGACGCGGCCGCCTGGGCGTTGCCGATCCGCGGCGTGACGATCGTGTCGCGCGTGTTCGCGCGCGCCCACATGACCAGGGTGTACTCCTGCCCGACGACCGGCGTGAATGAGCCGGTGGAGATCGCCGCGCCCTGCGCGGTCTGCATCCGGTATCGCGCGACACGGGTCCCGGTGTGAGGGTTCTGGGTCGACGCCCACCGGAGCACCTGCGTGGAGGTGAACGTCGCCTGGTTCGCGGGTGCCGGCGCCGTCAGGTAGGAACTCGACGCGTTGGCCGTGCCCAGCCAAGCGGCCGTCATGTCGGCGTCCATCAGGTAGGAACTCGAAGCGTTGGCCGTGCCGGTCCACGCTGTCGTGAAGCCCGACGGCGCAGTCGCTCCGTCGAAGAAGTCACCCTCGGCGGCGGGCGCCACCTCTACAACCGCCGCGGTCGCGTCGATCGTCATGCCGACCGCGCCCACGGTGCCGGTGACCACGATGCCGCTCACCGACCCAGAGACGATGGCTGCGTCCGTGGCCGGCGTCACCACGTCGATGATGTGCTCGCCGGGCGTCAGGTCCGGCAGGGCGACGATGGCCTGGTTGGAGGCGGACGCGATGTCGGGACGGACCGCGACCGTCGCATCGGTGAGCGTCCCACCCGCGACCCGCAGGCGCAGGTAGACGTGCGCCTGCTGGCCGAGGTCGGGCGTGTCCACGCCCGTCGGGATGGCGAGCACCCGCCCACCGGTGTTCGAGACGGTCGACGTCCAGCGGTGCGCCGTGGTGACACTGCCCGGGAAGTCGGTGATGTACGACGATGTGCCACTGGAGACCGAGCCCCACGCCTGCCCGGTCGAGAGTGCGCGCGGGTTCGGCGCGAAGTTCTCGCGGAGGCGCGGCGGCTGCGCGCCTGAGAAGTACGGCTGCAGCAGCGGGCCCGTCTCGAGCAGGGCCATGGTGGCGTCCCAGGTCGAGGAGGCGATGTGCTGGATGCTGGTCACGCCGCGGATCACGAGGCGCATCTTCGTCGTGGTCGCCAGTGTCGTCCGAGTGATCGAGAGGCGCGACCACTGACCGGCCGTCATCACGGCCGCGGTCCCCACCGTCGTCGTCGTCGCGCCGCCAGAGTCGTACTCGATGACATCGAGCCGCAGGTTCTCGACGTTGCTCGAGCGGACGTACACCGAGGCCGTGTACTGCGTGGAGGCAGCGACGGCCTGGGCGTCCGCGAAGGTGGAGGCCGATACGTCCAGCGTCGCGGACGTTCCGGCGGCAGTCTCGCCGGTCGTCCATGTCTTGCGGACCATCGCCATGCCCGCGCGCGGCCCGGTCGTTGCCACGCGCGACAGCGACGTGACACCACCCGTGTTCACCCCGCCGTTACCCCACAGCGTCGTCGCCGTGCCCGCCTCCGGGTTAGGGATCAGGTTGCGCCGCGTCTCGACCGTGCCGCTCGTGGCCTCGAAGGACGGGTTCAGGTAGTTGTTCGTCGCCGCGGTCGCCCAGTCCGAGTACGCCTGGATGATGCGGCGTTCCGGGGGGCAGTCCACGAAGAACGCCGAGTCCGCCGTGCCGCAGGTGCCGCCGTGCTGGCCGCACGCGTTGGGCTCCAGCGCGTTGCGCAGCCAGGTCATGCCCGCCTCGAGCGCGTCGCCGCCGACGGCCGTCATCCAGCCGCGCACGCGCACCTCGCGCGGCCCGTGCCGGTAGCCCGACACCACCGCGCCGTCGCCATTCTTCTGCACGACCGCGGCCTCGCGGGTCGAGTCGCTCAGGCCGCGGATGTCGACGCCGTACAGTCCCAGGAAGCGACCGGTGACGTCGGGGTCGTCCGGGTCATACCAGGGCGCCTCTGCGATGTTGACGTAGTCGTACGGCTGGTCGCCCACGACCTCGGCGACGGTATCGCACTCGGGATCCCTGAGCCAGGTGGCGGGACAGTCAGACGTCTGGGCGTACGCGAAGGCGCGCTCCGAGTTGACGATCTCGTTCCCACCGACGGCGAGGAAGTGGTCGAGCACGGTGCCCCCTATCCCATTACGTCTTCGGCGAAGCGCTGCAGAACCTCGTTGCCGGTGCGGCGCGGGTCGCCGCTGCGGTCGTTGACCACGATAGCGCCCTCGCTGATGATGATCTGGGTGCCACTCGCCCCGGCAATACCGCCGGTCGCCATGTGATTCACGCCGCTCTGCCCGCGCGCGATCGCGGCGAGCCAGCGCACGCTCTCGTCGACCTGGGACAGGGGGCGGTCCAGTGGCACGAACGCCTCGCGGCCAGCCTCGCCGGCGAGCACGTGCGTCGGGCCGTACAGGACGCCACCGCGCGCCATCGGTCGAACGAAGCCGCCGCCGCCGCCACCGCCCGAGCGCGCCGCGTTGTTCGCCGTGTTCGCTGCGCCGAAGAGGTTGTTGAAGGCGTCGATGGCCCACCCGATGGGGCCGAGCAGTGACTTCATGACGCCCGACACCACACCGGCCCACACCCGGAAGTCGTCCGCGCTGTCACCGAGCCATTCGGCGACGTCCTCGATGACGGGACCGATCTCCTCGTTGAAGAAGTCGGCGAAGTCCTCCGCGGCCGGGATGGCGGTGTCGTTGATCCAGGTCGCGAAGTCCTCGATGGCCGGCACCAGATCCGACTGGATCCAGTCGGCGACGTCCTCGATGGCCGGCACCAGGGTGTCGTTGAGGAAGGTCGCGAACTCCTCCGGCGAGGGCAGCATTGTCGTGATGGCGTCCGAGATCGCCTCGAAGGCCGGGTTGAGGGCCTCCATGATCTTGCCCGTGACGTCCGAGATGGACCCGCCGACGATGCCGAGTTCCTCGGTCATCTTCGTGAACCACTCGATCATGGGCTGCGCGACGGCGGAGATCAGACCCATGCCGATCTGGATCGGCAGGAACAGCGGGGACAGGAACTCGAGCGCGGCGCCGAGCCCCTGCAGTGCGCCGATCAGCACGTTGCCGATGATGGTGGCGATGGGCTCCAGTACGGCGAACAGTGGAGCGAGTGCGATGCCGAGCGTCTCGAGCGCGGTCGCGATGATACCGAACACGTCGAGCCCGCCGAGCGTGGTCAGCAGCCCCTCGAACAGCGGCATCGAGCCGGTGAGGGCGTCGAGGAAGCGGATGGTCCGATCGACAGAGTCCGGCGTGACGAGGTTGTTCAGCGTGGTCGCGATGCCCTCGAGCAGGCCCCCGAGTGACTCGAAGATCCGGATGCCGTTGTCGATCCAGGAGCCGAACGCGGGGCTGTTGACGAACTCGTCGAATCCGTCGACCAGGTCGTCGATCCAGCCCACGAGTCCCTGGATGCCGCGCTGCATGGTGGGGTCCGTGAAGGCGTCCAGCAGGGTGTCGCCGAACTTGCCCACCGTGCGCATGAGGGTGTCGAAGGTGGGCGCGCTCTGCTCGACCAGTTCAAAGACGTTGCCGCCGGGCAGGGTGGCGGCCTCAGCCCACTCCGAGAAGGAATCGATGAGCCCGCCGATGACGTCCGACAGCGGCGTAAAGGCGGGGGCGAGTTGCTCGACCGCGGTGCCGATCCGCTCGAATGCGCCGGCGGCGTTGTCCAGCGCGCCGACCTGGATGGCGTCCTGCAGGATGCCGAACGAGTCGCCGAGTCCCTGGAACGCCTCCGCGGCGGGACGCACCGCCTCGGGCAGTTCCTCGAGTTCGCCGCCGAGCCCCTGGAACACGGCGAACAGCGCGCCGCCGCCGACGAGCGCCTGCGTGGCAGCGCCGCCGACGATCAGCAGACCGGCGCCGGCGGCCGAGCCGAGCGTCGCCATCTGCTCCATCGCGCTGACGATGGCCGCGGTCCAGACGATCGCCTGCCGCCCGTTGTGGGGGATCTTGCCCCACGACAGGTTCATGCCGTCGGTGGCGTCCTTGTTCTTCGTGATCGACGTCGTCGCCTTGTCGAGTACGCCGCCCCACAGGTCGAGGTCGACCTTGCTCTTGCGCGTCGTGTCGTTGTAGGTGTCGAGCGCCTTCATCGACGCGGCGAGTTCGTCCTCGAACTTCTTGACCTGGAAGTTGTGGCGATCGAGTGCGTCGGCGGTGTCGTTCGCGCGGATCGCGGCGATCTTCTGCGAGTTCGCCCAGTCGTCGACCTGGCGCTGTGCGGCCTTGAATGCGGACGCGTTGAGAATGCCCTCGTCGCGCAGCGTGACGAGTTGCCGCTGCAGGTGGCCGGCGGCCAGGCCCGCGTCGTCGAACTTCTCGTTGAGCCCGTCGAGGAAGCCGGGGTCCAGGCGCAGCGAGGCGAAGTTCTTCTCGGCGTCCTTGAGGTAGACCGAGAATCGGTCGGTGAACGCCTTGCCGTAGACCCCGCCGGACGAGCGGCCGTTCTTCTCCCAGCGGGCGAAGGCGTCCTGGCCGGACTTCGCGAGCGTGTCCTTGAAGCCCTTCGACCACGTCTCGTCGAAGCCGTCGGACGCCTCGGCGCCCATCTTCCGGCCGATGTTCTCCGCGTCCTTTGGGGTGCGGCGACCGTCGAGACGTGCCGTGAAATCGACCCGACCGACGGTGTTGGTCACCGCTGCCCCCTCATCCGCCTGTCAGGGCGCCTTGCGCGCGCTGGAAGATGCCGAACTCTGCTTCGATCACTCTACGGCTAACCCTGCGGTCACGCGGGTCAAGCGGGCTCTCCAATTCGATGACGAACTGTTCGTACGTCATCTCCTCGGTCCTGAGCCGCTGTGTAGCCCAGACGAAAACGGCGTCTAGGAACTGGCCTGGTCGGAGGTCGAAAGGGTCGATCCCTTGCCAGGCGAACGCCCCGTTGATTTCCGCCCACCGGCTGCCCGCGAGCGCGAGGAGGCGGTGGACGGCGGGGTAGGGCGGCCGTCGCTGAACGCCTCGATCACGCGGTCGATCACACCTCCGTCGGGGTTCTGATCCGTCCCGCCGAGCAAGTCGCCCATGTCGATGCGCCGCTGGTGGATCAGGCGCTTCACGTGGGCGAGCGCCTCTGATCCGAAGATGTCCTGGATGGCGTCGAAGATGGCCGCCACCTGCGCGCCGCCGCCCTGCTGGCGGGCGTACGTGAGGAGCGCCATCTGCGCGGTCGTGAGCGGTTCGGCCACGACCTCCATACCGAACAGGCCGACGACGAGGCCGCCGTCGTCCTTCTTGTCGGCCTCGGATGCCTCCGCGGCCGCTGCGAACTCGAGCATGAGTCCCCTTCCGTCGTGAGCAACGTATCACATTGGAGTGTCCCACCCTGGGACACTCACCCGTATGGGACGGCGCCGTAGCGCATGGCCGCCTTCGTGCACGCGCGGTCCAGCCAGGGGTTCGCGTCCTGGCCGGCGACGGAGCGCACGCGCTTCTTGCCGAACGACTGCCCGGCGTAGCGACTGACCGTGTTGCGGCCGGGCCCGCCGGGCGGCAGCACCATGAAGCCGCCGTCGGCCGACGCGCCCTCCGTGCCGCCGTGCACCCACTCGGCGTGCTCCGCCACGTTGGTGATCGTGGCGCGGCAGGCGTACTGGTTCAGGCCGCGGATGCTCGAGCGGTGGGAGCGCGCCAGGCCGCCGCTGCGCGCGGGCGCTTCATTCACGGCGTCGCGGTGCATCCGCAGGCGCACGCGATCGAGCCAGCGGTAGCCCTGGCCGCCCGGCTGGAACTGTGCTGACAGGTTCTTCCGGTAGACGGTGACCGTGTATCCGAGCGCCATGGCGTCACCCGATGAAGGCGAACCAGGATCCGCCCGACACGCCCGCGCCGGACGGCAGCGGCGTCCAGTCGCCGAGGGCGAACTGCCACTCGCGCCGCTCGGGATCCTTCGTGTCGCCGAAGCAGCACGCGAGCGCCTTGTGCACGGCGGCCATGTCGCTCATGTACAGCCGGGAGGCGTCGTACATCTGCTGCGGATCCGGCATCGCGCGCTGGTCCGTCGGGCGCGGCATTGCGCGCGCCACGCCGATCTCCACCTGCATCGCCAACGGCGAGGCGCAGTGCGGCCGCAGCCCCGGGTCGGCCGGGTCCGGGAACGCCGTCGAGGGGAAGGTCTGCACCGGGCGCACCCACGCGATCCCGGTGCAGCCCGTCATGACTGCACCCAGGTACGGCTGCGTGTCACCCACCCATAGCCCGCAGTAGCAGAGGTCCGGCCCCTTCGCCTCGGCGAGCGCGGTGCACAGGCACTCCGCGAGCGCCTGCAGCCGTGGCCAGAAGCGCGTCTCGTCGACCAGATCGCTCAGCGGCGACGCCACGTCGTCTGCCTTCCGCCGACGCCGACCGTCTCGGGGGACGCCATCATCACCGGCATCTTGAGCCGATTCGGGTTGTAGATCCGGATGAGCGCATCGACCTCGGGGATCGTGCCGCCGGTGTCGCCGTCCGGGAAGTCCATGGTGGAGAACTCGTACGACTCGCCGCCGCGCGTCGCGCGCGTCACGTTCGACGGCAGGCGGCAGTCCTGGCCCTCGCAGTTCAGCAGGAACTCGTTGGCGAGCACGCCGGCCGCGCGCCGCGTCATCACGTTCGGCGCCGCGCCGCGGTAGTAGGTGACCTCGAAGCCGGGGATCGCGGACGCCATGTCCTGGCACATCGGCCACGCCTCGCCGTCCTGGCGGATCAGCAGGTTGCCGTTGTCGACGCGGTACGCCAGCGGGTCCAGTTCGACGCCGTCGATCTTGATCGACTCGATCCGGCCGACCGGACCGGGCAGCACCACCGTCGGCGCCGAGCCGCAGTCGCACGAGTCGGCGGCCGTGCCGCAGCCGCACGCGTTGTACCAGACGCCACCCGAGATGTACGGGTTGAACATCCCGATCCGAACCGGGCTCCAGCCACTCAGAGACGAGCGAGAAACGGGCGCGACCAGCCACGTACCCGGAGGGGCGCAGCGCGCCGCGCACGGGCGGATGGTGACCGGGCAGGTGCCGATCTGGTACGCCGTCAGGGATGCGAGCAGCGACCAGGCGTACGCCTCCGAGATCGCGATGCTGCGCGCGAGCGCGTCATCCTCGAGTGCCTTCTCGAACTCCTCGTCCGTGAAGCGGCACGACCAGTCGGTCCCGGGCGGGTAGCAGATGTCCATGGGGCCCCCTTCGTGGTGAGTCTACTGGGCGGCTTAGATCACATCGAAGAGGGCGTGCAGGACGCCGGCCGCGATGTCGTCTGCGCCGTTGTCGTTCGGGTGGATGAGGTCGGCATACAGGCCGAGCGTGACCGCGACGTCGTAACCGCCCCACCGCTCGCTCATGTCGATCAGGCAGACGTCCTTTTCGATCGCGATCTCGCGGTACGCCTGGCGGTACTGATCCCAGGACTCGGGCGGGATCGAGCCGACCGGCGTGCCGAGCCCGTCGATGTCGGGCCGCGGGTTCCAGAGCAGCACGACGTCGCCGCCCGCATGCGTCCCGCCGCCCAGGGTTGGCGCGGTGGACCGCTGCCGGTCGATCACGGTCCGGAGGTAGCCCTTCACCGTTTCGACGTCGCGCTTGCCCTGCCAGTCGTTGATGCCGAGCGCGAGCACGAGCAGGTCCGCCTTCGCGGTGTCCAGGAAGACGAGACCGACGGTGCCGTTGACCTCGTCCGTCGGGACGAACGTACTGAGACTCTTGCTGCTGATCGACATGCTGCCAACCCGGAACGTGCCCGCCGTCGGGACGCGACCCTCGATCATCGTGAGGAAAATGTCGGTCGACGTCGCCTCGGGCCACATGCGAATCGTGTGGACGCCGCGCGCACCGGCCGGGATCTTGAAGACGTTGTGCGCGACCGTGCCCGTGCCGACGAAGTAGCCGGGCTCGCGGTTCGCGGACAGGTTGCTGTTGCCGATGCGGACAGACGGGGCGCCGTCGATCGAGTACCGGATGAAGTGCCCAGCCGACAGCGTGTAGACCCAGAACTCGGAGCAGTCGTCGGTGAACTCAAAGTAGGCGTCGCCGGACGTGGCGTCACCGGTGCCATTCACGCGGTACGTGGAGTTGGAGAACGGGCCGAATGTGTGGTTCGTCACGTCACCCACAAACTTCCACCGCGGATCCCACGGGATGTTCGTCAGCACGCTCGGGTTGGCGAGCGTCAGTCCGCCACCGGCGTAGCCGAACCGGCGGTCGAGCATGGACCGGAGGCGGCCCGGCCACGAGTTCTTCGGCTTCGGGTTCGACGCACCCGTCGCGGCGGCGCCGAACGGGATCGAGTCACCGGCCACCATGATGTGCGCCTGCTTGTCGCCGGCTGCCACCCGCGTGCGCGTCTGACGCCACCGCAGGGCGGCGAGCGGCGACGGAATGAAGACGCCGTCATGGGATTGCATGGCGGCGACTTCGGTGGCCCATTCGTGTCGACGGTCGCCGAGCGGATGTCCCGTGTTGGGCTGGAAGGGATTCTCAGGCAGCATGGCACTTCCTTCGGTCAGTGGTCGTAGACGGTGAACGTGTCCATCTCGGGGAGCGTGGACGAGGGCAGGAAGAATCCGGCGCGACCACCCGTGGTCACCGACGAGTCGGTGCGTGTCACCCGCACGACGCCGTCCACGATGGCCGTGATGGTGGAGCCCTGCACGGACAGTTCGATGCGGGATCCGGGGAGTACGGCGCCTGGGGCGGACAGGCCGAGCACGGTGAGGCTCCCGGCGACGCGGCGGCCGATGTAGATGCC